GCGGTTAGTAACAACCGGATGGTTCTGTCGTCGGTGCTTTCCGCTACCGTGGCCAGTGTCGCAGCGGAGGTATTTGACAAACGTATCGCTCTCATTCAAGGTCAAACGGTAAACGATTCATATACGTCTCCCGATACCGAAACTGTTCTGTATGCAGTTCGTTTGAGCCGCACACCGATAATTGAAAGTTCTGTGGTGGTGTCGGTTAATGACGAAGTCTGGGACTTGTATTTTAGTTTTGTGCAGGCACCGTCAGACGCAAATGCTTACGAGTTAAAGACTTATGCTACCGGTGAGACGGTAGTAATTTTTGGAGATGGGGTCTACGGCAGGACGGTTCCTACCAACGCGATCATTCAAGTGACATACCGAATCGGAGGAGGCACCTCTGGTAACATTTCTACGGGCTCTATTCAGACGTCTATAGTTGGGTTAGCAGCATCGCTATCGTTCCCGGTGACGGTTACCATCACCAACAACTATTCATCGGGTGTTGGCGGGCGAGACGCCGAGACGCTGGAAGAGGCGCGGGTCAACATTCCATTCTATAGCAGGACGAATGATCGCGGTGTCACGTTGGATGACTATCAGACTTTAGCATCAAGTTACGTTAGTTCTATTTGGGGTTCAGTGGCATATGCACGGTCTACTGTGCGTAAGGAGAATTCTCTGTTAGAAGGCAACGTCGTGGTCATCTATGCCTGGACGACCGGGTCTAGCGGTGGGCTGGTGAATCTTACTCCGCAGTTGAAACAGGCCCTTCGGGATTATCTCCAAACGAAGGCAATCGGTACCGACCAGATTGAGATTTTCGACGGCACGGCCCGTCCGGCTCCAATTGCGTTTCGGTTTAAGACAATCGGTGGTCTTACGGTTAGTGACGTACAGAACCGGGTTGAGACCGTGCTGTCGAATATGATCACGTCTCTGAGACCTGGCCAGGCTATCGTGTACTCGGACATGGTTAGAATGATGGATGAAGTGTACGGGGTGGATACTGTGGACATGGCAACACCGGTGGCCGATCTGATTACGTCCAATACCATCGAACTGTTTACAAACCCATTGGTGGATTACACTTACGATGTAGACAGGGTTGGAGCGGGCGAGATAGTGAGCACTGCCGATGATGGTAACATCGGTTTGTACGTATCTCAGCTCCCAGTTTATCCTGTGCAGGCGTGGTGCGTTCGGATGTTTCTTGGATCAAACGAGCTGACGGTAGTTCCCAGCACAGTAGCGGGGTTTGCTGAACTCTATGGAGACAATGTCAGCACCAGTCAGGATGTCGAATCTGACACTGTGAAGGCATTCGATCCGGAGCCAAGTTTGAACTTCAAGTCCACGATCGATCTTCAAAGCGGGCAGGTCAGGTTATGGCTCAAGGGAGCGCCGGGTGATCTGACCATGAAGGTGGTTCCAGTTCAAGGATATCAGGTTAAACGTCCGATTGACATCTACATAGGTTACACCGGAGAGAACACTCAGATGAAGCGCCGCGAGATTAGGACTGCACTGCGAGCTTGGGCGGATGGTCTTCCAATCGGCGGTGACATGTACGCTATCGAGGTGCCGGGCGTTCTGTCATCTAAAACCAACGTGACTTCGGTCGTGTCCAGTATCAGTGACGTGGCATCGGTAAGCCGTGTTGCTTTGGATACTCCAGCCAACAATGAAGACAAAATCAATGCAGAGAGCTATGAGGTTTTGACCCTCTCTAACATTGTCATAAACAATCAGCTGGTGTAGCGGTACTGACTAGACTTCTGGTAACCAGTTTACCTCCGAGAGCAGGGGTAGAACCGGACGTTTGAAGTGACCCAACCAGTGAAACATGAATCCTGACCCCGGATGCTGTCCATTGGCCAGATAGGTATGAAATTCTTCAACCGTGGTGCCGGTGTACCACTCTGAGTCATAGTATCGGATAGGATTCGGTTCGGGCGGTGATTTCCATGCCTGGCTGACGTAATAGGAGTAAAATACGTCGTCTACCAGAGGCAATCCGGGCCAATTTTCGTGCAAGGTACGTAGGTCGTTTGCTTCTAAGCCGGCAATTTTTCGCAGCGTGTCAGCGCTCATTAAGTTACAAGGTCCCTCAGTGGGTCGGAAAGGTCCGTTGGCGAGCTGCCAGGTCTGCTCGTTTCCTTTGCCGATGTAGGTATCACCGTAGTTGGTATGAGTCAAGAATCGAGAACTGGTGAACACGGTATCACTGTCCGCCCGCATGACATAGTCAGTGGGTTGTAAGTTCACACCCATCGTGACCCACTTGTAGGCAAGAATCTGGTCGTAGATGCCTTCCCAGCTCCAATTGAATGTAACTCCGGTGAACGGGCCGGTCATAAGTGGTGTTGGGTGGAAAATACACTTGTAGCTGCTTAGAGCGTGGAACTGTTCTTTGGTGAAAGATCGGGTGGGATCGACGAACAGGAAAATCCCACCTATCTGGTTCCAAGCATGAAGTCGGGCCATGCTCTTTACGGATGCTAGAACAAATTCGTAGTCCGGAGCGTGCGTGAAGGTAATACGGTAGATCATGACAGGATGAAAAACCCGTTTCCATTCGGTGTTCCGGCCCAGTTTTTCTTGATGAATCCGTGTTTGGTGTGGTAGAAGCTGATATGCCACCCGCTGCTGGTGAACAAGTCATGCCACCATTCGATGGGTTGACGAACTTTATGGGTAACGTCCATCTCATAGGATGAGATGTTATATTTGGTACCGTCTCCCAAGGGTACGATGATATAGGCGTTCTGACCTGCATCTCTAAGATGTTTGACAACCGACGATAGCTCCGACTGCTCGATATGTTCCAGCACGTCCTTGGCGATGATCCAATCCCATTTTGTTCTGGGCTTTGGAGGTAGGGGAAGGGTTTGACCGGGTTTTACGAGGGTAAGAAATTCCTTTACGTCCTCTGGTGCGTGATTGATGGCGTACTCGCTTATGTCTACTCCAAAAGCATCGAACCCCAACAGTCTGAATCCTTTGACTACGAATCCTTTGGAGCACCCGAAATCCAGGATCATTTCGTGTTGTTCAATGGCGCACAAGCGCACCATCTCATAGCACATGGGAATGGTCAGCTCGGGAATCCACCGGTAATCGGTGTAGAGGCTCAGGCCGGTGGCGATGCCTCTCTCGAAATAGTTTTCGTTAAATGAATTCTGCATGTGTTATGGGTTTGCTTTGGAACCGTTTGTGTCCTATGCCGTGCGTTTTCCAGTCATCCAGCATATTGACATTGCGAGTGAACACGCAACCTGAGCAGCGAAGCTTCGGGTTGAACTGCATCTTGATTTCTCCGTCCAGGAACTTGAGAATATCATCGGCATGACAAATCTGATATTCTTTGGCAAAGTGTTGGTAGGAGTCATTCAGGACTACGCTGTCGCATGGGTACACGGTTCCGGGCTGCCCGTTGGCATGGAACTTTTCCTCGCTCAGATAGGGACGGAAGTATGCCTGGTGGCAAATATCGCATGTGGGAACTTCATGGATTTTATGCTGGTGGAAGAACCGGCTGTCTCCCAGTAGGGTAAGTGTTTTATCCATAGCCCTGTGCATCAGCAGTAATTCCCTTCGTTCTAATAAGCAGTTTGGCAGGAGCCGGACGTACACAGCACCTACTCGGTCAGCGATCTTGGCAGCTTTACGCAACACTTCAACCCGGTCAGTAGCATCCGTGCTCGATGTTGATTGGTGCTCGGTTGTGTAGATCATAGAGCATCCGACCGTGCATCCAGAATTCAATTTGTCTACAGGTAGAGTAATTTTCTCTTCCCACCCGTCAAACATGTTAATACTGATTCTGACCCAGGAGAACATGCCCCATACGTCGTCGTCAACTCGTTGAGTCTGGGTTCCGTTGGTGATCAAGGCGATGGACAGTCTTCTTTGTTTCAACCATCGAACCAATTCGTTTATGCAGGGGTATAAGGTAGGTTCGCCACCCCCTGTTAGGATCACCGCTTTCAAGCCGCGGGTTTGGAGGTTTTCCACGTACTTTTTAATCGTATCCAGAGGAATACGGGAATGCGTGTCGCGATAAGTAACGGAACAAAATGGACAACGGAGATTGCACTGGCCTTCTGGGGAGACGTGAGTTGAGATCACGGAGTTGTTGGTACTGGTGAGGTAGGATTCCATTTGGCGTTGGTGCTGCCAGAACTTCGCGCCGGTTGAGGTGAACTTGTGTTCTAGTTCAGATGGGTCCATGCCGATTGGGTCTGTGATGTCCTCGCTACTGAATACGAAGGCAGAAGAGTAAGAGGTTCCATGGGCAACTCGGTCAAGGACCAGACGAGCCGTTTCTGGTGTGAATGCTTTAGCTCGGCTGGAACCGTCTGATTGGATTTCTTCGTAGTGGTCCAAGGTATTCGTGATTTGGCTTCGATAGGTCACGCGCACGACACAAATCTTACCTTCTTTCTCTACGGCTTTCATTATGCCGTGCCCGCCTGGGATGTTAATTGAGTACAGAGATTTCATTACCAATTGGGGGTACCGTCGGCTTCAAAGATTTGACCTACGAATCCCGTGTACTGAGTGTGAGGGGGAAACGGCACGGCATTGAAAGCACATCCGTGTTCCAGGCAGTCATGTTCGATTAGAGGGTATATGTTACCCATCAGGAAGTAGGCATCTTGCATACGGTCTACTTTGTTGGGGTGCTTTTCGATTAGTGCCTCCATATCAGGGATGACTCCGCCCTTGATACCCCACATGCCTCCGAACATTTGCCACATCTGATGATGAACATGGTCTCGCATGATATGCGCCTTCTTTCCAGAGGCGATCCAGGCGTTTACCGCTGCTTGTTCACGGACGTTTAACCGGCTATCCAGGTCACGACAAATGATGCGCTCGGCGCTAGGGTCGGACGCTGCCAGAAACCTCCAGAACATGCCCGTGGTACCCTCGCTTTTCGGCATAGCGATAATCTCCGCCCCCTCGCTGATTAGCTCGGGTATGGCGGGGTGGCCTCCCTCCACGTAGATTCGGAGTTGCCATCCTGGATAGATGACGGGTGTTAGGCGACAGTTGGCAACCGCCCCCCGGACGTATTTTGGATTTTCTCCGTAGAGACTGGTTGAAATCAGATTCATGTCTTAATCCTTTCCATCCAAATACAACTGTCGGAGAATGGAGAAGTGGTTGTTTCGATCTTAAAGTATTCATGGGCACCGGCTCGGGCCAGGAGGTCTGGGTAGTCCTGCCATCCGAAGTTTTCGCCCATGAAAACGTAGCGATTGGATAGCTTCATCATGTTCTGGATGAACCGGAGCGCTTTGCCATCTTCCAGGTGCATGGTGACCGCCTGGCAGTAGACCAGGTCAGCTGGATGGTCTACGAAGCTGTGTGCTCCAGGTTGGCTCATGTCGATAACCTTTAGCTGGTCGTGGAGACCGGGCATCAAGATGTCGTTATGCTGAGCGAAGAATTCCCGACCGAAGTCAATCTGATTTTGAGCGATGTCGCTGCCAGTGATACTCAAGTCGGGGAATACTTTGAAGATATTGCGAATGTTCCACCCAGCTCCGCACCCACATTCGTAGACAGTTTTGACGTTGGCCCGATGGATCAAAATCTGGTAGATCAACTGCCGGATGTTTCGGCATAGGTTGACTGTGAAGTGTATGGTGTGGTCGTTCATTAGGAAGAAGTCGCCATCCTGAAGAAAGTAGGCGTACCCGTTTTGCTCGGAGGTGGTGTGTTCTTGTGCGTAACAGGCGGTGTATTCAGGCCAGTGGAAGTCGTCTCTTTCTTTAGGCATATGGTTCTAAGAACGTGGTTTTGCGGGTATTTTCAATAAAGCAGCTTTTACTGGGTTCGGGGCACAAGTTCCGTAGACAAACTCAGGGAAGCTGCCGTCCCCTCGGCATTCGTAAGTGTGTACTTCTGCTTCCTGTCCCAGGTAGTGAGGAAATACTAGTGCGTACATCCCTAGCATGTGCAGCATAAGGTAGGTTCTGATTTCGCTCCAATGGTAGTGTCGGGTTACAATATCCCAGGCTGGGTTTATGATTTGTCTGCCTGCACGAAGTAGCTCATAAGCAATCCGAGCGTCGCATCCAGACTGCCCCATGCTGAAATCATCGTTATTGCCACTGATGTCTAGCGGCACTTTGAACACCCAGGTGTCAAAAGACCCTCTTACGTAAAAAGGGTGCCAGTCATGATCGTACTCGAACCACCTAGTCAGGCAGGCAGCGTAGACATTCCAGTCGATTTCATCAAGCTTCGCTACAGTTTTATCGAACACAATGTCAGTGTTCGCAAAAATGCACACTCGGCCGGATAGCAGCGAGTTGATTATGCCAACAGTCTGATTGAATTTGATGCGCTCAAGAAGCGGCACTTTGATTAGTTTGGGATGGTCTACTTGAGGGGCGTCTGGATGGTTAAGGAGAACGATGGTGTCAATCAGAGGGTTCTCCAGGTTTTCCGATAATGCCTCGTTAAGTTCTTTCTGCCGTTCAGGAATTGCTTTCCACCATTCTATGACAAGCGGGTAGGTCATTTCCAGATGAGTAGTTTGTTGGGGTCTCGAACGGAGACGGGCTTGGTGTCGCTTTCGTCATTTAACATCAGCATGCCTGGTTTAAGGGAGCGAATTTTATCGAATGGTATATTTTCAAATCGCCATAAGTGAGTGATAAAATTGTAGAGCATGTATCCTCTCGCCGATCCGGCGATTACCAGGTTTATGTATGCTTCTTGCACAGGTATCGTGCATTCTGAGAAAGCATAATTGCTGATGACCAGGTCATACGTTTCGGGAACAAGTTCTTCTTGTGTCTTAAACTTAAGATTTGGCACCGAGAATTCGCTGAGAAACTTTTTCGTAAGGGCCAGGGGCTCCGGCAGGTCAATCAACGTGTACTCGGCTGGGTGGAAAACATCGTGGATGATTTTGCATTGTCCACCGTATCCTACTCCAATTTCGGCGATTTTGAATTTATCTAAGCTGGTGAAGTGCTTTATCAGGTCGGACAGTATCTTGATGTAACGTAGTGTGGTTGGACAGATAACCCCGATCTTAGGGTATCCCGAGACATTTGGATACCCGACTTGCTCGCTGGTTTTGAATGCCGTCAAGTGATTCCATAGTGCGGGGTTGTCCCGGTCGATACATTCAATCATGTCTTGCCCCTGCTCTTGGTTCACACTTTCGAATACGCCGCAGTAGAGTTCATTACGTCGAAACGACTGGAACACTTCTGGATAGATTGCCGCCTGGGAACAGAATGTTCGATAGGTGGGGTGGTCTGAGATGCCGGTTGTCATAGCCTGAATACTAGCCCCTGGTGATCATCGCCTGTGTACCATCGGCAGCGGTTACCAGGTTCAAATTCTACGTCGTCATGGGGTCCATATTTGTCTTCCACGTTGGGACTGAATATCTTTGGCACTTGACCCAAAATTCCCGCCCACAGGCTGAATGTAGAATTGGCACGGTAGAGGATGTCGGAGTTGTAGAGAGTCATGAAGTCTGGTAGCCAGGCAAGCTCCGGCGGCACTTTGGTAGTTTGAACTGCTTTGTTTTCTTCTACCCAGACTATCGGTGCGTCAGGGGTGTTCTTTTGGATGGCACGTAGGTAGCAGTTTTTGTCAATGTTGCAAAAAGTGCCCGAATACAGCGACAGATAGTCACCTTGGCGAAGGTGGCAAGCAGCATAGTAATCAGGAGATTTGGGAAACATCTGCTTGAATTCTGGCTTTAAAGTAAACCACTCCCTGGCTTTAGACGTGGATACAAACCCAGACGTATAGGAAGTCTGGAAATATCCAAATAGATCAACGTTGGTTGGGAATGTCTCCGGCGGAACGTTTTTCAAATGTCCTTCTGGGCACGACGGCTTACAGCACGACAAGGGGGCATCGTTGAGACCGAACAAAACTTGGCCAAACCACGGCGGGGTTTCTAATGCAGCGCCCAGTATCTCAGCGTATGTTCTGGCGAAAGCGTACTGAAATAACTGATTTCCTGTGCGTCCGAATTTGCCAAGGCACGATATTTGTACTATTCCATTCATGCGTTCGATAATGTGGGTTGCGGGCAAGACATAGCGAGCGACCCTTGTCGGCGGTCGTGAATGAATGGCGAGGGGTCTACCACGGCGAATTTGTATCGTTCGTGAAGCAGCACATCAGTGGGTTGGCCCTCGTAAGGCAGATCTAAAAATAGGGCAGTATCGGCTTGACGGATTAGGTAGGCAAGCGCCCCGACGCACCATATGCCGCTTGATTTTTTGGCGGCTTGAAGCTGACACGGACCGTAGAGTGGTCTGGGTGAGAAGTCCGATTGAAACCATTCTCGACCGTGCAGGGACACGACTTCGAACTCCCCCAGGTGTTCCGCGGCTCGGTTGACCACTATTTTCCAATCGGGCATAGCAAACCCGGTATCATCCTCAAGTACCAAGGCAATCGGTTTGATCAGTTGTTTTAGCGCATCCTGGTGCCCCTTGAAGTTGCGCATGAATCCGGTATGATTGACTACCAGACCGCAGAAGTCTGATCTGGGTTTGAAATCCTTGGGTAGATCGTAATCCGTAGTCCAGCACATGGTGTGAAGAGTCTGTTCAAACTCTTCATTCTCCAGAATGAGAGGACGACGATGATGGGTGGCTACGACCAGAATTTGGATGTCGTCACGCAGCATAGTAATAGGCGGCAATGTCGGGGTGGTCGATGAACAGTTTTTTGAGTTTTGCGGTGTCTGGTGTTTCGATTCGTTCCATCATAGATACGACTTCCTTTCGAAGTTCGCCGATAGGTTTGCCAGAGAATCCTGGAAATTCACCGTAATTTGATAGGGTAGGCGGCTCGGTTATTTCGAACAAGGCGGGAGGAACGTCACTCATGTCCACTGCTTCATAGCGCAAGTCCGGCAGCATGTTCCAGTGGACGCTCAACGGTTTGGCAGTGCAGATAGGGGTATCGAGGATATCGCCAAGTCGTGCTCCGAAGAGCATGTTGAGAAGTTCCTGATCACCTCCGAATGCTCCTTCCTTGTAGTTTTTGGTGATCGTGTTGTACTCTTCCAGCATGTCGTCAAAGGTGCCCCATCGGGCACGGATGTCGTCCATACCGGCGTTTCTGAACCCGCATAAGCCCGCCATCAGGAGACAAGTATGCAGGTGGTAGCTGCGCATGCCGTGAATGGGTAGGTCGGTTTCTAGCCAAGCTCTGACCGCAACGACTTCCTGGCGAATCGGAACGGCATCACAGTCTCTCGATAGGAATATGTCTACAGACGGATCCCAAAAGGGTCTCAGTCTCCAGATACTAGGTTCTTTGCCGGGGTAGGGTCCAGGCACCATAATGCACTCAAATACGTCTGGCCAGACCTCGGTCATGATATCAAGAAGGCGGGCTTGAGGATGTCCTTCAACGTCGTAAGATGCGTACAATCTAATTCCAAAGTCTTTGAACGCTATCCTGTTGGCTAGGAAAGATGCTAGGAATGTGCGCCAGTAACGTTCTTCGGTGCCATAGAGACACATGGATATGATTCGGTTCATGTTATTAGTGATTGACGGGTAGGCAGCGCTGTGTCATCCTTATGTAAGAACGGAATATGAGAACTGATCTCTTGAAACAGTTGCTGGCAGTACAAACTCACCACGGCGACGAGTACCGAGTGATCTGTTTCTTGATAAATTATGCTCGGGTTGAATCACACGGCATCAAGGCGCACGTAGACGATTTCGGAAATGTTTACTTTGTCAAAGGTATTCCCGAAGACGGTGGATTCTACCCCTGCGTCTGCGCTCATACGGATTCCGTTCATCACATTCTACCGCATCCAGTTGTGATCAAGGAGCATAACAGTCTCCTTTTCGCGATTGATTCTCACAATCAACCGACTGGGTGCGGTGGAGATGACAAGGCCGGTATCTTCATCTGCCTAGAGTTGTTTGAGAAGCTGAGTGTGTTGAAAGGGGTGTTCTTCGTTTCGGAGGAAATTTTCTGTGCGGGGTCTCGGCACAGTGACCCGGAATTCTTCTCAGACGTTGGATATGTCTTCGAATTCGACTCTCCGTGCAACGATATTCTTACCTATACCTGCGATGGCACTCAATTGTTTGAAGATGATGGACAGTTTATTACCAAGCTCTTGCCAATACTCAATAAGCATGGTGTGACAAAATGGCAACGGCATCCTTATACGGACGTATCGGTCTTAAAGCGCCGGCATCCGTTTTCTTGTATCAATTTACCGGCTGGATATTTTCGTATGCACAGTACGTTTGAATACGTCAGTTTGGTGGCGGTGGAAAATTCGATCGCTTTGGGAGAAGCAGCGATTCGCACGCTAGGTAACCTTTGCTACACTTATTCCCGGGATGATCGTGGTAAATCCCCTCTCCACGAAGTGACACTTTTACAGACTCACGACGTTTAATCACCTTTACGTTCGTTTAGGCGGGTGTCGATATCGTCAATGTCGTTCATATTGACTCGGTGTCCGATCGGTCTGCGGTGAATCCAGTCGTCGGCGTCCGGGTCGTACTTTAGGCGTTCGGTAAATTCTATGTTCATGCGTTCTGGGTCAACCGTGCCACCGATGTGGTGGAATGCCGATCCATGACGGTTTAAAAACACGAACGCTCTGATCCTATGGTTTAGGTGCTCCTTGGGTGTAGCGCATAGTCCGATTGCAACGTCTACTATACCGGCCTTTTCGAACGCACCTTGAAAACTTTTCATATCTGGCACGTTTTTGTCTACAGTCTCCTTGTTGCAGCGGTCCGGCATGATCACGGTGCATTTCAATTCGGAAGCGAGCGCACGCGCTTCCGTATAGATGTCGGACTGTTGACGATAGTCGGGGACGGTTTTGTTGAGTTGAGCGCTGGGTCGGATGCATTCGGCGTGGTCGATGAAGATTGCTTTGGGCTGTTTTCCAGTGGTATTGATAATGTGCTTGGCATGTAAGCGAATGTCTTGGATGGTGGCCATTTTGGATGAGAATCCTTTAATGAACACTTCCCCGTTCAGTCCGGCTAGGATTGCGCGATACGAATCCTGGGCAAACTGGATTGGATGTGTTTTCGCTTCATTGTCCGTGGTTCCTGACAAGCGGCACAGCATGCGCCAGGCGGCCAGGTCTTCTCCAATTTCGCAGGCGTAGTAAAAAACGTGCTCTCCCACTTGAGGACCCGCCATATTTAGAGCTAGGTTGAGGCAGTAACAAGTTTTGAATCGTTTAGGGGGCGCTATAATGGTTACCAGCCAGCCGGGTCCCCACCCCGTTTTCCAGATCTCGTCAAAGATGGGGTATCCGGTTCGAATTCCATAGGTTTCTGCGGTAACCCGGTCGATGACTTCGTGATATTGCTGATTCAGGTGTATCCCGTCGTCTTTGATATCGTACCCAATCATCAAAGCTTCTTCGATCAGAGTAATGGGATTGATTTTGTGGCCGGTGTTGGTTTTGACTGCTTCAACGACTTTAGAGCAAGCATGGATAATCGCCCGTTCCTTACAAAAGGATACTAACCGATCTTTGACTTCGTCTACGTTTCGAGTGTTAATTTCAGAAAGCTTGCGGATGTAGTCCAGAGCATCAGCTACCTGTTCTTCGTTTCCAAGCTTGGTGAATTCTTGGAACATCAGATCGCCCAGTACCGTAGGCGTAGGCGAGACGCCGTGCTTGGTTATACACTCGATGAGGCACTTGGCTGCCAGGGCGGCGTTCAACCCGGTGAAGTATTCGTTGCGTAGGATTTGGCCATAGAGCACGAACTTTTCTGGGTGCCTCATCCAGCATGCTAGGATAAGGTCTTGATAATCATTCGAAAAATTGAAGGTCTCCATAGTGGTTGATTTAGAATGTGTTAACGCTAAGGGCATTTTTCTGACCGTGGGTAAACTTCAAGCACTCCAAGTGCTGAGCGCACAAACCGATCTTGTACCACAGTTCGACTGAGTCGGTAACTTCTTCGTCTACTGTCTCTAAGTCGGTGGTTTGGAATCCGAAACGGGATAAGACGGTGGGTAGGACATTTTTTACTGCGGAAGTTCGTGCTTCGAACACGGAGATTGCATATGGCTTTCTACGCTTCATCTGTTGTAGACAACGGATGACCGAATAGCGATGTCGCTGTTGTTCCGAGGTACCGAACGGGACCGGGATGAATTTGGACAGGATTTCCGAGTAGTAGGACTGTTCCGTCGCCAGCCAAAGAGGGTCGAGGGCAAGTTCACGCCTGGTGTATAGTATGCTGGTTGGGTATCCGTCGTGCAGCTTTTTGAATCCTACGATGAATTCTCCGGCTAGTGTTTCTGAGTGAATCATCCGCTGGTAGGACGATGAGTCTCCGATCTTAACGCCGGTAAGCAGCTCCAGCTCACGGTCGCAGTCGCTGTCGTGGAATGAAGCATATTTTTGCCGGCATATCTTGGCGTAAAGCTCTACGGTCTTGATCTTTCCCTTTTTAGCGAGGCTGGCCGGAAAGAATTGAATCCGGTCAGTGAGGTCATTTTCTTTATGCGCCACCATCAGTGTCATGATGTAAGTCCGTAACGATACGCCGGCAGTGTTAGCGTGTTGGGTAATGGCCTGGGCGTATTGACCAACGTTTTGTTTGGAGGGCTCTTTGAATACAGCACTGTAGCAATCTTGATAGATTATCTCGATACGCTCATGCTCGTTACTGTAGTTTATGTCTACGTCAAACCCAATCGGCATCAGATTTATGCGTAAACGATCCAGCGTGATTTTTCCAAGTCGAAAATCCATCAGCTTGCCACATTCAACCTTGTGCGTGCAGACACCACACATCTTGTTGGTGTTGAACTGATCCAGCCCAAAGCACTCTATCGGAGGCGGAGGGTATGCTGTTCGTTCCATTCGTTCAGAAAGAACAGAAATTTACTGTTCTCTTAACGTATGGCAGAAGAGAAGAACGCGAGAGGTCCGAAGGTAGTCATGCGTGACTTGAGCGGGTCCGTCATGAAGCTGACTGCGGTTGGCGATAAGTGGTTTCGAGATACGTTGATGGTGCATCAGACCCCGATTCGAGAGGGGACCAAGCTGGTCTACACTTTTGATCCATCAGACCCGCTAGGGCGTCACCAGATTCATCCATCTAGCAAGATGCCGGTTTGTGCTGTTAAGTGTGGGATGCACGATGCGGGTGGTAAGAATCCATTCATTTCTCCTATGGGGTCTAACGACCCTTTGATCACAATCGTTCTGGACGCTGTGTCCAAAGCTGAAGATACGGCAGGTGAAATCGGTGTTTTAATGAACAAGGGCACAGCGGGTTTGTTGGCCGAGTTCATAGAGAAGAGCCATAAGTATCACGGGGTTAACTTGGATGATATCCGGTGGGTTACCACTACGCGCTGCTATCCTGCCAAAGGTAAGTACCCCAACATGAAGCAGAAGGGCAATTGGTGCCGTATGTTCGCAGTTCAGGACTTGGCGACCTATCGGCCTAAGCTTGTGATGCCGGTCGGTTCGAATGCCCTAGGACTGCTGTCTCACAAGTCTAATGCGTGGGATTGGGCAGGCAAGACCTTGACGTACCGCGGGTGGCCTGATGATTGGTTGACGGATCCTAATTTTGCGCTGCCTCGCCCGCACCCTTCCAAAGAGGATCAGTCTATTGTCGGTCATCCTTTGTTTGGTCCACCACCCGATTGGAGAATTCCAATGTATCCCATTCAGGCACCCAGGATGGTTTATATGTCTCAGAACCCTGAAGAGATCAGGAAGTGGAAAGAGAGTATCATCAAAGGGCTGAAGTTGGCGAAGGATGGAATTAAGCCCAAGAACTATGACCGACCGTGGTATCATCTTACAAACAATCCAAATGAGGTTGCTGAGGCACTGTTGTGGCTGTCGGAGCATCCCGGAACCACTGTATGCTATGATACTGAGACGACTGGACTTAGACCTTGGCTAGGACACAAGATCGTTTTCATGATGTTTCGTTGGGTAGATGATAAAGGAGCCCCTCATTCTATCGGGTTTCCATGGGACTACGACACCAGTCCGTTAAAGTCTTGTATAGGGGAGCTGTCGCCTGTCGTTTTGGAAGCTCTCTATGCTTCCAACGTCGGAGGGCACAATATCACGTTTGATGTCCTGTTTACTGCGGCAACAGTGCTTGGGGCAGACTTAAATCGTCTGGCAGACGCTGCCCAGTGGGACACTTGGCATATGGCATATACTGCCCGACAGCAACGTGGTACCTTGGGCTTGGAGGCGGTTGCCTATGATTTCGCCCCCGATCTGGCAGGGTATGAGGAGGAGATGACTTTGCTCATCGGCCTGCACGGCGATTTGCTTGATCCAAAGAACGATAAGGGTGGGCACTATGCTAATTGTCCGGTGGAAAAGTGGGAGACACATTTCAAGCCGTACGTCATGGGTGACGTAGAGGTATGTTATACGGCACGGGAGGCAATTCAAGAGAAGTTAAACAACTCCAAGGTCTACAAAATTCCTCTGGCGCATCCTGGTATGCGTGGACGATTTCGTTGGTTTCTCCCACCTAGCCGGGCGTGGGTGTACGATAGTATCATGTCCCCCTCGGCCCAAGTACTGATGAAGATGATGGGTAGGGGTCTCTACGTGGATCAGGAGGAGTTGGCCCACCAGGAACATATTTTTCCGATCATGGTTAACGAGTCACGGGACAAGATGAAAGTGGTCACGCCCGAGGTAGAAAACTGGTGCCAGACAATGGCGGAAGAGGAGCCCGGATGGACTTTGGATCTGGAGAATAAGTCCACTCTTCGGACCATTCTGTTTGAGGTGTTAAATCTTCCCGTGCAACGCCTGACCAAGACGGGTAAGCAAAAATACGGTGACTCTGAAGAGGCGGTTCTGGCACTTTCTCGCGAGCAGCAGCTAGAGTATGCGGCACTGGACAAGTTTACACTTAACAAGCTATCCGTAGGGCACCCAGAGGTTCGTCCGCTTCAGGACTATCGCAAGGTTTTCAAACAGTATTCGACTTACGTCCGACCGGTTAGGAATATCATGACGGCTGGCATTGACAAGAAGAAGCGGGTTAAAGACCGTAACTTAGGGGACGATGGGTTTATTCATGGTAGTTTCTTACTAACTGGGACACGAGGGGGCCGGCTCGCATCGCGGGATCCAAATCTTCAGCAGCTCCCGAACGATTCCATTGTAAAACGGATGTTCAGTTCTCGGTTTGGAAAGCGTGGGTGTCTATACACGGCGGACTTCAGTCAGATCGAACTTCGTCTTTTGGCGGCGGTGTCCGGGGACAGCAATATGATAGAGGCGTACGAAAAGGAAATGGACCTTCATTCACTGACGACTGCGCGTATTTTTGGTTTGGATTATGAGCAGTTTTCTAAGGAGAACATGAAGAAGCTTCAGGACAAGGGAAAGGTTAAGGAAGCAAAGGAATTAGAGCTAAAGCGCAAGATTGGGAAATGTGTTGATCCTCTTACTTGGATTCAAGTAAACAGAAAACTGGTGCGAATAGGAAGTTTCTCTCCTAGTTCTCTTAGTCCTAATACATTTTACAAAGTGCCAGATTGCGTGTTAACTTCGCAGCATGGAGAATTAGTTTCATTGAAACACTTTTATTACAATGGTATTGGGGATCGTCTTTTGGTGTGTAGCCGATTTGGATTGATTGCTTGTTCAAAAACACACCAATTCTTGATGAAAGATGGTAGTTTGGTGCAAGCACAGTATCTTAAACCGAAAGATATCCTATGCGAGCCGGTACCATTTGTGCTTTCTGAAGGTCAGAGAGTGATTCTTCCGATAAATCCGTTTTTGAGTAAGATCACCGCTTCCGGACCGTTTTTCGTTGAAATTAACGACGATCTGGCATACTTAGTGGGAGTTTTTCTGGGGGATGGCAACTCTAACAAGAATAGTATTACTATAGCGGCCGGACACGGTCCTAAATTTGCTAGATGGCGACAATCTCTGTTAAATTCGTTTGAACGAGTTGGGATTAGTGCAACGTGTAATATAGGTAAACCCAGGAAGGACGGGTCGGCCTGTGACACAGTTTATGCTGGAAGTCGGCACGCTCAGTCGGTGTTTAAGACGTTAGGAGTGGTTGGAGAAGACACCAAAAAGAAATTTTGTATCCCTGACTATATGATGGATGCTCCTAGGAGTGTGCGTTTGTCGATGCTTGCTGGACTTATAGATACGGATGGGTCAATAGCACGAAGTGGAAGTATAGAAATTACTTCAAAGTCGTGGCAGCTAATTCAGGACATACTTGTATTGTTGTCGAGTTGTGGCCTTCACGCTTCACTTGAATCTTCCTACAATAAAACATATGATCGGTATTACTTCAGAGTAAGAATCGCTAAGCGATCTGCTATCCATTTGAAAGAGTACTTGCGTTGTCACTGGAAAAAAGATTCCATTACCCCTCCGGTTTTTGGATATGAAGTTTTGAAAGATAATGAGGTTAAACTAATTCTGGCTTTGGAAGAAGGACCGCTGGTAGACGTAGAAGTTGATTCTTCAGAACATTTGTACGTAGCTAATGGACTTGTTACTCATAATACGTGTAACTTTCTCACGGGATACGGTGGTGGGGCACTCGGCCTGCAAACCACCCTCGCCAACGCTCAAGTGTACTTACCGATTGAGGAGTGCGAAGATATCATCGACAAGTTCTTTTCATCTTACTCAACTTTGAAAGAGTACCTCGCTTACTACAAGCAGTTTATCATGGATGCTGGCGTAGCGGTTAGTATCTTTGGGCGTGTTCGTATTTTCAATGAAGTTTTCGGAGAGGATCGTGAAGCGATCGGTAAAGCTCTGCGTGCCGGGGCGAACCATTTGATCCAAGCGACGGCATCCGATATGATGCTGATTTGCTTGCATGTGATCGAGGCGCTGATGCGTTCGGAGCGATTAGAATCCATTCTGGTATCCACGGTGCATGACTCACTTCTAATTGACGCTGTGATGACGGAGCTGCCAAAAATTCACGAGATCGTCGATCAAGTTTTGAACAACATTCCGGACGTTCTCAAGCTTGTTTTCGGTGACGACTATGACACGTCCTGGTGTTTGATTCCGTTCGGTGGAGATAGCTCGGTTGGGTTGAACTACCTCGACCAGATTGCAATTGGAAAATCTAAACCGGACTGGGATGAACTTTTGAATTTCAAGAAGGGCTAAAGGATAGGGGTAGTTAAGGGGTATGAACGCCTTGACTGCCCTGACTGCCGTCGCCTGTCTAGCATTGTTTACATCCTGTGGAACGCCCGCTCAGCGTGCGACCAAAGCCATGGCGAAGGTCAACACGCTCCAAGCGGCGCAACTGACCAACAAGCTGGCGCAGGCCGAACTAGGAGCCGTCTATGTCCACGGTGCCGCCTGGGTGTTACAGCAGCCCTCAGGAGTCACATCTACAGTGCCCAGCGCCCTCTTGGCGAGGGCAGAGACCCTTTTGCCGCCCGTCACCACCCAGGACAGCCTCCTTGTCGTCCAGGCGACCACCAACGCTGATACGCTGGCATTCCTGGACCGTAGGGCATTCTCCCGCCAGGACACGCAGGAGCGGCTGAAGGTCAGTCTCGCCAAGGCAGAGGCGAAATCGGACAGCGTGTTCACCAGCGTCGCCGCCACAGCCGCCACATGGGTCAAGATTAAACGATGGGCCTGGTGGATCGGCGGAGGTTTCCTGGGGCTCTTCGGTCTGACCCTGATCATGCCCGCTCTGTCCATTGCCTTTCCAGCTTTTGCGCCGTTCGGTGCAATTATTGGCAACGTCGTGGGTGCCATTATCAAGATTCCGTTTAAGTTGATCCCGCAAGCCGTCAAGGGTGCTGGCATGGTTGCGGCGAATGTCCATGAGAAGACTGATGACACGGTCAAAGCCCTCGTCCTGGCGATTGAGCGGGCAAAGGCGGACCCCAAGGCCGCTGCCGTTCTGAAACCTCACCTGCTTGACGCCACCAGCAAAGACTGGGAGCGCCCCGTGATCGACGCTGCTAAGACCGCTTTGAACCTTAAATAACGATTGACAAGACTGTTTGGATAAGGCACACTACCGTAGTTAAGGCATATGAAAGCGAAACAACTGATTGACGAGTACATCAACCTCATCGAAGGCGGCGCTCTGCGCCTTCTCTTCAAAGGAGGCCCTAGTGCTCCTGTAAAAGAGCCTACCACGAGACCAGGAATAGCCCCGGCGAAACCCGCCGCGCCTGAGCCCCGCCCTGGCACCAAGCCCTGGAAAATTCCCACGATCAGGCCAGGCGAGGAGACCAAACCGAAAGCCAAAAAAGAAGATGACACGGACTGATTATGGCAAAATCCATTGCAATGCAGTTGCTAGAAATGCCGATGGATACGGGTGAGTATCCGAATTTGATGCCGCCCGATAAACAGACTCGGTTGCGTTCTGGACAGCACCCGTACGGTAAGCACCCAGGGATGCCTGACCGCCCGGAACCCCCGTCTGTGAACTACTCTGAGTTATTGGCAAGCAAGCAGTACAGGGACTCTTTCGGCAAGCTGGCACAATACTATCAGCGCGTCACCAATCGTCCACTTAGATTTCCAAATGATCTACCGCATGCGATTCAGATGGCGTTGCGGTCAGTTGGCACGATCAAAGAGTTGGAACGTTCTCATCGTCCTCAACTTGCACAGACTGCGATCAATCTGGTGCTGGATATGCCAGCGTTTCGTCTTTTTCGAGCGCCATATGAGAGCGGTGAGATCGCTATCGAAGCACGTATCGTTGATAAGGTTGATTTAAGTGGGGCTCAGATGGGTAAGATGTTACCACCCGAGGAGGAGGAGGAAGAACAGAGCGAGGACTCAGAGACTCAGAAGCGCCTCATGATCAATGCTTTCGTGCAAGGTGCTGCACTCGCAAACAACTACTCTTTTCATATGGTTCAAGACCAGCTGAACCAGATTGATCCTACCTTGGTGAATTTGTATGGGTTCCTTATGGCGTTTAGTGAAATTGGTTATTTGATTGCCCCCGAGGGTGCTGACGAGCAGGCGGCCAGCATGGAAGGTGAGCAGCAAGCGGGCGTGGCCCGTGTGGTTTGGGATGAAGAGAACAATCGTCCAAAGATCATTGCCCAAGGCACTACGTTCCCGTTCCTGGTGCAGGAATTAAGCAAAGGGCTTATGGAACTTGTGTCACGCAAAGGGCTTCCATCTGATCAAGAGAAGATGAAGGGTGCGATCGAGAAGGCAGACTTGGTTACTAATGAGACCTGGGCAATGATCTTGGGTCGTCGGATATGGATGGATTTCGTAGAACAGGTAGGGGATGAAGATGAGCTGACGATGAACTTGTATGACAAGATCATCCAGATGGAACCTGACGAGTATCACGCCACTATTAAGACGCTTCTTGCCGGTGGATCCCAAGCTGGTGAATTGATGCAGCAGATGGTCCATGAGATTAAGGTAGACATGGAGCTAGAGGATTCTGACGAGTTCAAGCGGTCTGAGAGCGGAGGAGAGCCTGAAGGTCCTGAGTTCGGTGGTCCGTCTGAGTTCGAACCTCCTGATCCGGAAGCCTGGAGAGGTGGCGAGTCTGTTAAGAAAACGGTCGATGATCTGCTTAATGGCTAGACCTTTACGCCAATTTCTTTTAGACAGTTGTCACACCGGTAGAAGACGATCTTGATGGGTTCATCAGGCGTTCCTGCTTCCTGTTCTCTTACCGGATGTCCCATCACTTCAGCTCCGCAGTGATAGCATTTTTTTCCGCTGATCTGCGGTCGGGGCACCCTGGGCGTTGGTTTGACTACTGGTGCCGGAACTGGAACGAACTGTGGGATGGCAGGGGCTGGGGGTGCCGGAACTGGAACGAACTGCGGGACGGTAGGGGATGCTGGTTCTTCGTGGGGAACGAATTGTTGAGGACCCAGAACAGCGATCGGTTCGGCTTTATTTACCGATTGTGTGCTAGATGTAGACGTTGTGATGACCGGTTTGGGTTTTGACCAGAAATTCCAGGCAATTATCCACCCAGTTGCCAGCGTTACTGTGAACATAAGCGATTGAATGACAAAGAGTAACGTCAATATAGTGAGTAGCAGCAGAAGGTTGTCGTTCATATGGGCGATTTTGTTCTTGCGTTTGGCATTTGTTTCAGTTACCGTTCTACAAGTAAGAACAGAATATGAACCGGAAAGACACAACGAACTACAGCCACGGTGACAAAGTCCGCAAGCCAACCACTTGGTCTTGCGAGGCAGGCCCCTTCACAGTCGCAATCACTTGTGGGCACATTCACTATCGTCTGAGGTTAACAAAGCTCAGCACAAGGATATTGGGCGAGTCCGGGAACAGTTAGCGGAGTGGACGGCAGCAATTGAGAATGCAGGCCATGAATTTCAAAGTTAAGTTGTATTCGTTTGTAAAGCGTTGCTTCATGTTTTTCGTACTCCTATGCGCCTCCAGGAGTAAGCGGAGGCAACTGAAGAAGACACGTTCGATTGTCAAGCGTTACGTTAAGGATCACCCCGATGTAATGGATGGGGTGATGAAAGCATACTACGCTTATCACGCTCCTCATTTTCGGTTAGTGTTCAGTGGACATAATTTTTTGGGGTGTTTTCGCACGTCAAAATGTGCATGGTGCGGACGAAGCCGTGAAATGGTGCGTCATGATAATTTGCCGGCTCAGTGCCTGCACAGACCAATCAGTGCCGATCGACCAATCGTGGATGTAGTCTTGGAGGAAGAACAAAAAAGTTATGTTCTTTTGGAACGTGCTGGGAAGGATGTTCCAAAACTGATTGCTAAAATGGGTATGAGCGGTGAAACACTGGCCGTGCTGCACCACACGCATGGGTATGATCCCGATATGGTGGCATTGGCTTTGGACATGCTACACTCAGAATCGACGGTTAATATTCACTCGTTAATGCCTGAGTATGAACTAGCAATGAACCGAGAACGGGCACGATCAAAGGCGGTTCATCGAGAAACTGTAGTCATTGCACAAATATGAACTTCAAAGCGAAGATCGAACAACTTCGGGCGGAGATTACCCGGCACGGCCGTCTCTATTACAACCAACAACCCGAAATCAGCGACGCCGATTATGACGTAAAGTTCAAGGAGTTGGGGGATCTTGAACGTCGGTTTCCTGAGTATGACGATCCGAACTCCCCCACGGCACGAGTTGGCAGTCAGGTAGAGAGCGATTTCTCCCAAGGACGGCACAATCATAAAATGTTGTCTTTGGACAATACTTATAGCGCCGAGGAGGTTGCTACCTTCTTTGATCAGGATGATAAGCTCAAGGTGGTTGTGGCCGGAGAACCGAAGTTCGATGGGTGTTCCCTGGCACTTCACTATCGGGGTGGTCAGTTGGTACAGGCGATTACCCGAGGAGACGGATCAGTCGGTGAAGACGTGACACGCAGCGCCAGGACCATCAGGAGTATTCCGCTTGTTTTGCACCAACCTATTGACTTGGAGGTGCGAGGAGAGGTTGTCATGCAATTTTCGGTCTTCGCGGCATTGAATGCGGAGCTGGAGAAACAGGGCGAAGATTTGTTTGCCAACCCACGCAACGCCGCCTCGGGCACGCTTAAGCAGAAAGATTCTCGGGTGGTTGCAAAGCGCAACCTTACGTTTATTGCTTATAGCTTGATCTCCGGTCACGTCCATAGAACTCATGGCGACGCCATCTATAGCTTGCGGGAGATTGGATTCGTCACACCTATGAACGTGCCCGCTGTCAATGGACATAAGATTGAGGCGCTGTTTCTAGTTGAGGCGGATGCCATGTCCATCGGTCACGTGATCGAACGTTTCTCTGAATTGCGAGACAACTTCGACTTTCCTATCGATGGTGTCGTTTTCAAGATCAACGATATTCAACTTCAGACCGAATTAGGCGATGGAACGCGTGCTCCTAAATGGGCAACAGCTTACAAGTATCCGCCGGAGCGTAAGATAACCCAGCTTCTTGATATTGAGGTTAGCGTGGGCCGTCATGGCACGATCACACCGGTTGCAATCCTCGCCCCAGTTCAACTTTCCGGTGTCACAGTGACCCGTGCAAGTCTGTGCAATCAGAACGAAGTTGATCGTTTGGGGATTGCCATCGGGGACGATGTTTATGTGGAACGGAGCGCTGACGTTATCCCAAAACTAATGGGTATAGCAAAAAAGAACACGGTGCAAACATGGCATCTGCCAGAGCAGTGTCCTTGCTGCAATACCAGGCTGTTGCGGGCTCAGGGCATGGTTGCTTACAAGTGTCCGAATCACTATTGCAAGGACCAGATTCGCCAGCGCCTGGAGCATGCATGCAGCAGGTCCGCATTGTACATCGACGGTGTTGGACCGGTGTTCATCGCCATGCTGATTCATCAAGGGGTAACCGACCTGTTGGGTCTTATGACGGTCGAGGTTGATGAGACGTCTGCCGCTAAGCGAAAGTTTGTCAAAGAGCGTAAGAAGGCGTTTCAGGCTCCATTGTGGCGTAAGCTGTATGCTTTGGGGATTGAGGGCGTAGGAAAATCCAAGTGTCAGGACTTGGTCTCACGGTGGAAATCTTTAGGTGAAATTGTAGACAACTTTGAGGAAGCCGAAACGGTGGTGCTCGGAGAAGTCCACGCTGCTAGTGTCGCTGATTTCCTACAGGAAAACGTGAGCCTGATCGAAGGATTGGAGAAGGCGGGATTTCATTTTGAGGAGGATAAGCAGAATATCGGACCGTTGTCGGGTAAGACGTTCGTCATCACGGGAACGCTTATGAGCGGTAAGCGGGATGACGTGATCCGCAAGATCGAGGCGGCCGGCGGCCGGGTTAGCAGTAGCGTGACGAAGAAGGTACAGTATCTGGTGTGCGGCATAGAGGGCGGTGCCAACAAGGCCGCTGCGGCGCAGAAGCTAGGTACTACAGTCATAAGCGAAGAGCGGCTTTATGCTCTTCTCGGGGAGGAAATGACACTTGTTAACAATTCTCTGGGAGAAGGCGGAGGATTGTAGACAATTGACTCATATTCGCTAACGTCTGATTATCATATAGTTATGAAGCAAATAATTTCTTGTAACTCGTGCTTGACTTCTCGGTTCTATAGGAGTATCGTCAGAATAGTCAGAGGCAAGGTGATTTGGCGATAGTTAGAATGGAAATGCGACAACACTGGACAAGTCAGTATAGGTTGGAGACGCTGAAATCAGCGATGATCCCGACCTTTTGTACCCATAAAGGGTTACCTGTGGTCGCCGATGCAGAAAGAAAAAGTGTGGTGGGATAGGCGACCGAAGAAAAAGATTTCCCCACCACACCGAAAGGTTTGGTGGGTTTTTTGTTGGTTGGAGTTAGAAAGTCTCGGGTAGGAAAACCGCCGAGCGGCAGAGACAAAACTGCGACGGTAGAGGCAGAGCGTGAAAGCGCAGAGCCGGTGGCAGATCAGGGGCAGCCCGTGTGGTCTGACATCACCAACCTTAGGTCAAGCGTATTCAGATGCGCTTCACGATAGAAAGTGCGTTCTTGGGAAGAGAGACGGGTCAGACGTTTCTTCGACAGTTTCTCTTCCTTCAATTTTAATGGAAAGGTGGTAGGCTTAGAAGCAGCCAGCCATAAGAGTGACTCGTCCTTCTCTCACGAACCTGTCAAGAATCAACTTGCCAGATGACCCCGAAGTCCGAATACAAGGGAATCCTTCCAACCTCAGCAATGAGGCCATAGGGCCTTTGCGGAAGGGATGAAAGCGTGGAGCAGCCCGTCAAGCCGGGCGAGGGCTACCGAGTAAGAAGCGGCGGGATACATGACGGTATTCCGGTCTTTAGCGTAACAGCACGCCTTTCCGTTATTTTTAACATTAGTTTTTGCGGGTGTGGTTTAATAGTAGAATGTGGCCTTGCCGAGGCTAAGACGAGGGAGCATAACCCTTCACCCGCTCCATTTTGCGGCAATTCGTGGTGTCATCGTTTAGTGGCAGGACATAACTCTGGCAGAGTTGAGACGGGAGTCCGATTCTCCTTGATTCCACCAATTTCTCAACCACCCTATCTTTTGTACCGATCGTGCATCAGCAGTAAAATGTATACACGTTCTCGTGTATGTGCTGTTAAGATGCGTTGTTTCTTTGACAGTCTATTAGGCGTCCGACACGCCTAGCACGGGGTCAACACATCCTCGTCTGGATGGAGTGCTCGTGGAACGCTGCTAAAAGCGGTCAGGATAAACCACTTAGGTGGGCAGCCCTGACAGTCACTAATCGGTCAGTAAAGGACTTCGGGGGGCACGTGGTTCAACCAGAATAGCAGATGGTCCAGCTTCAAAACCTGGCAGCCTTAAAGGTGCAAGTCCTTTCGTGCCTACCATTTGTAATTGTTCCACGTGAAGAATCATCAGGTACGTGATGTAAGAGTAGCATCTCAGACTGTGAATCTGACCGTACGGGTGCGAATCCCGTCTACCTGACCATTTCAAGCCAAAAAGCCAGAACGCTGGCCATGGTAATCAGCCTGTGGCTAGAGGAAGTTCAAGACTGCTCAACTCGTCGATTGGGAGGGCATTCGTGCCCGTTATCACCACAAGTCCGCAGCAATCCTAAAGCGCCCCAGCATGTGAGTTGTGCGCTACGAGGGCATGGTTGGAGCAGCGGCTATTAGCAAGCCGCCAGGTTCGCCTGAGATAAATGTTCTGGATAACAGAATCTTGGCTACCTTTTTGACTTGATTGTGGGGACGTGGCAGACAAGTGATGCACCTGGTCCGCAACTAGGTTTAAGCGGGAGCGTTACCCGTCGTTCTCCACCAATTTCACGGGGGATTAGTGATAGTGCCAGCACAACCGGTTTGCACCCGGTAAGCAGCGGTCGGATTCCGCTATCCTCCACCATTTCACGGGTCGGTAGTGTAACAGTAGCACAGCAGCCTCCAAACCTGCTTGTCAGGGTGCAAATCCTTGCCGACCTGCCACCTTTCCGCCCGTTGGCCGATCCGCAAAGGCGGCGGTTTGCAGAACCGCAGAGGCTGGTGCAACTCCAGCACGGGCGTCCATTTAGAACCACGTAGTTAGGGTGTGAGATCACAGGACATCATTGAGGCGATAGTTGGCGATCAACCCGAAATCACCGATTATATCGTAGACATTTCTCGGTGGGCGGCGCAGACGGAACCCGATGACGAAAACGCTGCTATCGCACTTGCCAACAAGGCGCTGGAAGAATACCGTGTAACGTACGTAACGGGTGACCCTATCGTATCTCACGGGGGTAGAGTAGAGGCAGACGGCACTATCAAAATTGCTGTAGACAACGGATTCTACGACTTGGTAAACAGTAAACAGTTTCCAAGTGTGATTCAGCATGAGTTCGTTCATCAGGAGCAGGTGCGCCACGCTGGCGAAGGCGCTAGTAAGATGGCGGCGAACTCGTACAACCGATGCTTGAACCCTGATGGTTCGATTAACATGAAGGAGTACTACTTAATCCCTTACGAGATTATGGCGTATGCTAAATCTGTGGCAGACAGTTTTAAGACGGCGGGTATGAGTAAGGATGAAGTGTTGAAGATGCTTCGAACGAAAGTGCATCTATGGAAACTTCCATCGGACGTCCAAAAGTTTATTTATCCTTACTATTCCAGGCGCAAGAAGCATCCAGACGTGTGGCACAAGTTTCTTCGTTACACGATTGACTATGTTCGGAATTGGTAAAAATAATGCATGGATGAGACTGTTCAAATCGCTGGGCGTTGGAACTACGAGTCATTCCTTGAGCCGATTCAATACGGTGAGACCGAATCTTATCGACTGGCTGCTGCGTGGCTGAACGGTTGTTCTGAAGTTGAGGATTGGGGATGCGGATGTGCTTTCGCTAAGAGGTTTTTCACTACCCAGTACATAGGCATTGACGGCAGCAAGAGTCTCTGGAATGATAAAGTTGCCGATTTGATGATTTATCGTAGCAAGACTGAGGGATTACATATACGCCATGTTCTGGAGCACAATTACCTATGGCGTCCGATCTTGCGGAACGCTCTTGACTCTTTTACCAAGCGGATGGTTCTGACCTTGTTTATCCGGCCGACACCGACGGATATGGATGTTTTTGGAACTGTGCAAAATCACTATTTTCAGGAGGTTCCAAATCGTGGCTTGTGCAAGAAAGACTTGATGGAAATGATAGGTTCGTTTTTGGTGGAAACTCACGAGCTGGATACCGGAGAGGTGGTTTACTTACTGGAAAAGAAGATCGATGGTAGTTAAGGTGTATGCCAAAATCTCGTGACATCATTGATGCGGTTGTGGAAGGCCATCACTACCCGGTAGAAGATGAGCCGCCGAGGGCGGGATTCACCAGCCCTGAGGAAGATACGGCATTCTACACTAAGAACCCGTTCCTGGCATATAACAAGGCTTTGGAGTTGGGTCGTCACGATGATCGCTTCTGGAGGGCTATTCGAGGGTCTGTCTACGAAAAGCCTTATGCCGAACGGTTCTTCCGCAAAAGTCGTCCGGCCGGGTAAATAATTGTCCGCCACTAGACCGCTAAAGATACGGGGCAGGCTGTAAACCTGTCGTCTTCGGGCCAGGAAGGAGCATTACCTTCGTGGCGGACCATTTTCACGGGACGTTCTTCTAGTAGACCAGGATATTGCTCTGTCTAAGCAATGACTCGGGTGCGAATCCCGAACGTCTCGCCATTTTAGTTCTTGTAGGCATGCGACTGTTGGATTATCAGAACGACGTGTTTTCTCAGAACGGTGAGGATGGAATCCTTGCTCAGGTTTTTAAGATCATCGGCGTGCGTCATAAACGGTGCATGGAGTTTGGGGCTTGGGACGGATTATACTTATCTAACGTAGCTCGTCTGTGGGCTGACGAAGGTTGGGAAGCTATCCTCGCCGAAAAAGACAGGTCTAGGTTCGATCAACTGGTCCGCAACACGTCGGACAAACCGGTCGAGTGTCACAACTTTGCGGTCGAATCGACCGGAGACCACTCCATTGATACTATTTTGAACGGACGGGAACTCGATTTGATAGTGATTGATGTGGATGGAGACGACTGGCTTCTTTGGAAAAGCATGGTGTGCCGGCCAAGAGTGGCGGTTATCGAGTACAATTGTTCCGTACCGCTGGGAATATCTATGGCCCAAGCCTCGGGGGAATACTTCGGAGCATCGGCCCAGGTCTTGATCGACATTGGTCGCCGCAAGGGCTATAGCTTGGTTGAGATGAACATTTGTAACTGCTTTTTTGTGCAGGACGAGTACCTGCCCTTGTTCAATGGATATGAGCTTGATCCGGTCAAGCTGTTCGATCCTCGTTTTTTGGTCTACGCTGTCAGTGCCTTTGACCGGCGCATGGCTTTGACCAGTAACGAATCGGCTTGGGGAGTCTTTCAGACGTGCACTGTCAATAAAATTCAGTTGGCAATATGTTGTGCCGATCAGGGTGTAGCTCAATCTAGTAGAGCGCCTGGCCTGGGACCAGGAGGTTGCAGGAGCGAAGCCTGTCACCCTGACCATTTTTACTCAAACGGTCTTGTTTACCGCACAGTAAACAAGACCATTTGAGTAAACTCCGGGTGTAGTGTAGCAGTCAACATGCTTGTTTCGGGAACAAGTGATCGTGGATGCAAATTCCACCACCCGGACCAATTTTGAGTCGCCTGGTGCTCCGACAAGGAGATCGCCAGTTAGGGAGAGCATGCTCGTGTCGGCAGGAGTGCCTCCCAAATTCCGCCTGCTCACGTGCCACGAGTCTGGCTTGTCAGGATCGCTGCGGCACCCAAATGGCATGTCGTAACAGCGTAGTAGCGCACGTCGCCAGGTGACTCAATTACTTGTTATGCTTTCCGTTCTTACAGGCGTATGTTAAAAGCAGTATGCAGCCGGTGTGGGCATGTTTGGGATGTGCCATTGGAAGCAGTACGATCGGGGGCGGGTGTAATTTTTCCGGGACATCCTCATTTTCAAACCTGGGCCGCAGATATGGAATGTGCTCGATGTGGCATAGCGTGCCCTCATGTGTTAACCAAAGATGGACGCCCTTACAGGGAATCCGGGGATAAACAACGCATGTTAGAGAAGGCGGCGCAAGAGCCTGATCATTTTCTTATGGCATGTTTTACGGAAGGATACGAATCAATTTTATTGCCAGATAGCACAATAGAAATGCAGGCGGCTCTGACCATTTTGACGGGTCGTCGCTGAGGGTTATCTAAAATGTATACCCTCTGCACCAACTTATCCGTCATATTTTCTAATTCCTATCTCATATTCAACGTGATGGGTTGGACATAAGACATCTAAGTTTTGCATCACATTGTTATTACGATTTTTATCTCTATGATGAACTTCAAGAACAGAACTGATAGAATACCCGCATATGGTGCATTTTTCTCCATACTGCTCTAGTGCTCGTTTTCGATAGCTAGATATCCCTGATTTGTAATATGGGTGATTTATTCCTCGTATAAGCCGTCCTCTGAATGTATTGGCACACTGTTTTGAACAGAAGTGTTTTTCTGCTCGGTTAAACTTTGATTGTTGTTTGGATATTTCTTTTCTGCATTCATCGCAGTTAAGCATAACCTGCTTTTTATGCGCCGCATCACTACATTTTCTCGAACAGTAGGGTAGCGTACCATGACACCTATTTGCAGAGACCCATTTGGTAGGTCTTTGAAATTCATTTTTACACCTGGTGCATATTAGCACCATAGTTCGCATATTCTAACTACGACTGCCATCTGTGGATTTGACAAAGTCAGTGCAAGCAGTCTTGCTGGGTAGTGTAATAGTAGCACGAGGGTCTCTGAAACCCTTTGAATGGGTGCGAATCCTGTCCCAGCAGCCAATTTCACTGCTGAGTGTTGAAATAGTATCTTCCCGTCCTGTTAAGACGTGGGTTCCTGGTGCGAATCCAGGCTCAGCAGCCACTTTGGTGACTCCTCTCCATCTCCCCGCTTCAGATGGGTCTTCAATGTCTCGATGAAGTCGTCTAAAAACAACATCGACCGATTGGAGGAGTCACCACTTTCTGCTCCCGTGGCCGAACAGACTTAGGCAGCGATTTTCTAAGTCGCCTTATGCAGGTGCAACTCCTGTCGGGAGTACCATTTTCGTGACTGTGAGCGAGGATAGCTAAACGGACAAGCGTGCCGTCACCGCCTTGAAAGCGGCAGGGACCTTCGGGTCTGGGGGGCAGTACCTCAACTATCCGCCACTTTGCGTTTCGACGCTGTCCACTCGTATACACCGTTGTGGTGGTCGCTGTTCAAGCCAGTGACCGATGCCACTGTTCTTAGTAGTAGGCATGTCAAATGTACCACGAATACGTTCCTTGGAGATTGCGATCACTTACGTTTGCAATGTCAAGTGTCATAACTGTAATTCCCTTTGTACCCAGGCACCTGTCAAACAGTCTACAGACATGACCGTCGATCAAGTGAGGAGGTTTGTGGACGAATCCGTGGCATGTAGCTACCCCTGGGAGCGACTTCTTCTATTTGGAGGTGAACCCACCCTCCATCCAAACTTCTTAGATATCTGTACCCTATTATATGATTACCGTCTACAACACAATCGCCGCGTGAGCTTGATATGTTGTTCCAACGGATCGAATCCTGGCAAGGTAGATGCCGCCGTAAAGATGGGATTTGAACCTCATGTGTCAGTCAAGCTCAAAACCAACTATCCTTGGTCGTACGAACCGGTAAACATCAGCCCGGTTGATCGAGGCATAAAAGGCACACCCGGGTGTCACTGGTCGTATGATTGTGGTATTGGAATGAACACTTTGGGGTTTTGGCCGTGTAGTCCAGCGGGTGCTGCTGCCCGTGTGTTTGGATACGCTGCTCCAGTGACTTCAGTTAAGGACATCACTGCTGAGCGTCTTATGACAATGTACTCGCATTGCGATCATTGCGGTGCTGGTTTGGTAAGTGAACCACGGGCTATGGAGCAGGTAAGTAGTCCTGAGTGGGTTGCCAAGCTTGACGCTTACAACAAGAGGATTTGACAGGCCGAAGTGTGAGGGTTATCTAAAGCACAGTTTTTTTTCGTGTATCCAGGAGTTCCCCACAATTGTAGGAAATTCTCGTATAACATCGTGAACTGCCTGGCCTACGGCGGGACATCCGAAGTCGTGTCCACCAATGGTGCCACCCAAACGTACCAAAGGCAACCAGGATTTCAGATCAGTCACGACACTTGCGTAATCGTGACTACCATCAATGTAAACGAAGTCCAAACTTCCTGGAGTGTAGAGTTTGGCCGCTTCGACGGATGATAATCGAATTGGGTGTATGAAAGTGCTTACCGGCGCTGTGTGGTACAGGAACTCTTCGAACAGCGTGTTGTTTACAACAGATGGTACACTGGCGTGTTCGGCACTCCCCTTCCAGTGGTCTACGACATCAAACTTTATGTTCTTACCACTGTTGGCAATTTCGACTGCCATGAAAGCCGTGCTCTTACCCATCCAGGCTCCGATTTCAACAAAGTGAGCTCCTCGCAGTGCTAATCGTACGGCCTTGCTGTAAACTTCTTGAAAGTCAAACCAGCCGGCGATGTTTTCGTAGAAGTGCTCCATACCCTGAATCAATGTTTTGGCGGAGATGGCTTACTACGCTCTTCCTTTAACACTTCGAAGAAGTACCCCATCACGTTGAACATGACACCAGCCAGGGCATCGTGCATAGTTTCACGGCCGGGAAGGTTGTTGTGAATAGACCACCAGTCCATGAAGTGACGCCAGGCACTTTTCATGTAAACATCCTTAGGTATGCCTTTTTTCCAATTGTCCGAGGGACGCAACGAGCCGTTCGACTGGACTCGGTGCTTGTTCATGTACTCGACAAATGCCTTAAGAACTTCGGGTGAAAGGAACCCCTCGTAATCTAATTTGCCAGCTTCCGTGTCACGAGTCGCTCCAGTTTTGAATTGGCGAATTTTTTTAGGGAGTTGAGCGGCCACACAATAAAGAACACAATTTGGCGGAAGTCCGGTATACACGAGGACACCGATTCGAAATCGGCTGCGGTTTTGTAGACCGTCGTGGGTGGAATTCCCATTTCCGCCGCCATTTTGCGTTCTATACCGTAGTTAGAGCAAGACTGTGTCTATGAAGGTGTGCCCAAAGTGTAGAAAATCGTTTCCTCACGCTATTAAAGTGGATGGCAGGTGGAAGAGTTCGAACCGGCGGTATTGTTGGGCTTGCTCACCTACCGGGTGTGTTGCAGGCAGGATTCCTGGGAAGGTTTGTAAAGGATGTGGTAGTCACTTTACTTCGAGTGCTAGTAAGCGGCTGTACTGCCTTGTTTGCTCTCCTATTGGGTTCAAAGGAGGGAAACATCCTCACGAAAAAGGAGCGGAGCGAATCTGTTCGACTTGCAAGCGGCTTTACTCCTATTTTCCTAGCAAAGGGCACAGCTGGATTCAATGCAATTCATGTGTGGTCAATGGAAGACGAGAAAGGGTGCGGGATCGTGCGGTGGATTGTAAAGGGGGTAGGTGCATAATCTGCGGATACTCAAAACGGTGCCGGTCTTTACATTTTCACCATGTAGACCCAACTCAAAAAGACTTCTGTGTAAACGGCGCTGTCGCAGCACTATCGTGGAAAAAGATCAAGCTGGAACTAGATAAATGCGTGTTGCTGTGCGCAAACTGCCATGGTGAGGTTCACGATGGGCTAGCGACTTTCGTCAGTTAGCTTAATAGAAAAGCACTCGGCTGATAACCGAGCGACGCCGGAGCGTTACCGGCACTGACGACCACTTTTTAAATGCCAGCATAGCTCAGGAGTAGAGCGGCTGCTTGAAGCGCAGTGCGTCGAGGGTGCGATCCCTTCTGCTGGCACCACTTTACGGGGCCATCGTCTAGTAGCCTAGGATACCGCCCTTTCAAGGCGAAGATCGTGAGTGCGAATCTCACTGGCCCTACCAATGACAAATAGGTAGACAATGAGATCGTCCATGCCGTCGTCGTGGGCATCGTCCGAGAATCCGTTCTTGGGTCGTATGGGAGTAGTTAAATCAAACTCACGTATGCCTAAGAAACCAACCGAGATCACCAACATTGTCACTATATCAGACAGCCATTTTGGATCAACCCTCGGTCTATGCTCTCCAAAAGTTCGTTTGGACGACGGCGGTTGGTACACTGCTTCTCCGGTCCAGGAGAAGATATGGGGCTTTTGGAAAGATTTCTGGAAGTGGACTTTCAACCTCATTGGAGATGAACCTTTTGCGCTCGTTCACAACGGCGACATCGTAGACGGAGACCACCACGGCACCACCGCACTGTTCAGTCACAACTTGAAAGATCAGGAGAACTTGGCAGTGAAGGTCATGAGCCCTATTGTGGAGCGTGCGGCGCTTTATTTTCAGATTCGTGGCACTGAGGCTCACGTCGGTCAGAGTGCTTCGTTTGAAGAGAGAGTTGCGGAACGATTAGGTGCTGTCGTAGACGAAGAGACGGGTCAACACTCTCGTTGGGAGCTGTGCGTTGAACTCGGCCACGAGATCATTCACTTTAGCCATCACATCGGGACGACCAGCTCGGTTGCCTACGAGTCGAGTGCTCTCATGCGGGAGATTGCTGCGACGTTTATGGAAGCAGGGCAATGGGGGCAGCGTCCACCAACTGTTTTGGTGCGTAGTCACAGGCATCGTTATTGTGAGGTCAAACCTCCCAATTGCCGTATTTTGGTCACCCCTGGGTGGCAAGGTAAAACAAGTTTCGTGTTTAAGATGGACCGTATGCGCATGCCTCAGTTTGGTGGCGTTATCATCCGTCTGAACGACAATGGAAAAGGTGTGCACGCCCGAGAGCGTGTTTACACTCTTAGCCGTTCGCAACCTGTCAATTTTGACAAAGCTATCAATGGAAAAAAGCACAATGAAAATTCTCAAAAAAACCGCTCCGTGCGCAGCGCTTGGGAACTCCCAGACACCACCGAGTGATGCCCCAGCGCCCTTGACTGTCAACGAGTGGCTTACCGCTTATTTGGAAGTCGTGGCTGACAAGGAAGAGCAAGTTCCAAAGGGATACCTGCCCCGTGGGGAGCTTGCCAAAAAGATGGGATGCGGCATAGCGACGGCTAGCGAACGTGGTAACGTATTGTATCGTGCGGGCAGGGCGGATCGTATCGAACTCCGTCGTCTGATCGGCGGTAGAATCAGAATAGTTCCTTACTTCAAGTTGCATTGTTGAGTGGCCCGTTCGTCTACCGGCTAGGATCACAGATTCTCAATTTGTGGAAAGGGGATCGACACCCCTACGGGCTACCAATTTTGGGGCTAAGGTGTAATAGAACTGCACGTCTCTCTGCGAAAGAGAAGGTTCTCGGTGCGATTCCGAGTAGCCCTACCACTTTTTGACCATCGTTGTAGTTAAGATACGGCGGTGGTGAGATGACCGGGCTGACGCCCTTTGCGGGTTTCTTGCTTTTCCCGCAACGTCGGATCACCTTTGTCGGTGCGGCGGATTTTCTCCTTTCCCGCCCACTGGACGCCGTTTTCCTGCTCTTGTGGCGCAATAGACAGCGCAGCGCTCTCCTAAAGCGAAGGTTGTGAGTGCAACTCTCACCAAGAGTACCATGCCCGGTTAGCACAGAAGCAGTGCACCAATCCTACACATTGGCTAAGCTGGAGCGTTACCAGCACCGGGTACCATTTTGCCCCCGAAGCATATAAAGTGATGCGTCGGTTTCGTAAACCGAAGAATGCAGGGCAGTACTGCACTGGGGGCTCCATTTCAGTTCTCTGTACTGTGATCATCAATCTCAGCCCATCCGAACGACGTCACTGTTATGAGTACGCAGAAAAGTGGATGACCGTAGACGGCGGCCGGCACTATAACCGGCGTGAGAGCACTTCCACGAAAAAGCGAGTCACAGACCAGTGTATCGGCAAAGCAGGTGAGGTGGCAGTCTCCAAGTTTTTACAAGGAGAAGGGTTGCGTGTTACCGGCCCAGACTTCGAAGTTTACACTCCAGCTGGTAAATCGTGGAAACAAGACTTGGTGGTACATTTTGATGATCATGACGAAAATCCCCATGTGAAGTCTCAAAGCTTATCTGCTGTTAAGATATATGGTATAGTGGGGTGGGTTTTTCAGTATGCTGATGACTATGGTAACGCCGAGGGTAGTCATAGGGACTGGCACATTTTTGGGTCAGGGTACCCTGTTCAGTTAAACGGGAATGACTTACGCCAAGTGCCTGAGGGTGTGAACGGAGACGAGAAGATATTTTGCTGTTCTGTTCTCGATGACATTAGCCAAGTGTGCCTTCGTGCGCACGTCTCGCTTCGTGCTCTGTACGCCCATGCTCTGTTCAGGCTACCGGAGAAGAACGACATCAAGCTGTCCAAACGGGTGATTCATTTTTCAGCGTTGAGGCGGGTTAACGATCCAGAGATCGAAATATCCGGTCAACAATGGTAAGTGGCCGATAACGGTACTCAAATTTTCCGTTCTTCGGAGTATGGTGTCCACCACGCTGCGCACAAAACTAACCCCTGTCCGGTATCCAGGTGGGAAGTCTAATGCACTTCCTTTTCTGAAGGAATACTTGCCGGTCGACTATGCTGAATGGAGGGAACCTTTCTTCGGTGGCGGTTCTGTGGGTCTCTTTCAAATGCAGCGTAACAAGACTGCCACCTATTGGATAAACGATTTGTTCTATCCCGTTTACTGCTTCTGGAATATCGTCTATCACAATCCCGAGGCAATGGTTGTTACCCTGTTGGAGGGCAAGCGAGCATTCCCGAACAAGGAAGAAGGAAGGGCATTGCATAAGGACATGCGTACACGTATCATCGAGTACATTAACGCTCAGGATGAACTTAGCACTGCCTGTGCTTGGTACGTACTGAACAAGACCTCTTATTCCGGATTGGCGATGGCAGGATCATACGCTCCGCTCGCTTGGGATCAGAATTTTACCGAGAACTGTATTATTCGACTGCCTAGAATCAGTCTTCTAATGCATTCTGTGCGGTCGGTCAAGATTACGAATTTGGATTATACTGAGTTGTTGAGTAACACTGGAGAGAATGTGTTTGTGTTTTTAGACCCGCCCTACGCGATTCGTCACAACCTTTACGGTGATGTCCAGGGTGCGATGCACCGAAATTTTAACCACGAAGAGTTCGCTTTGGCCATCCAAGCGTGTCAGCATCGGTGGACTATCACCTACAACGCCAGCCAGGAGATCAAAGATAGATTTTCCAAGTACCAGCAGCGCGAGTGGCAGCTAACGTATACAATGAAAGCAGCGAAACGATTAGAAGGGGATAGAGCAAAAGTCAAAGGGGTGGGTGGTGCCAGGCAGAGTGATAAGACTGGTAAGTGCGGTAAAGAACTGCTTGTTTGGAACTGGGAAGGGGAAACTTACCCCGTAGTTAAAGCATGACCAGAGCGCAGACCGTTGTAAACATCTTGTTGGAAGACGATGCACCAACAATTCCAGTCCGTCAACAGGAACCCTATGAAGTCGTTAGGGTGTGTGCAATGTGCGAGCAAGAAAAGGGTAGAGCAGTGATAGGTCCTGGTCAAAAACCTTCTCATGGGTTGTGCCCTCGTCATTATCAGGAGGCTGCAAAGGAGTACGGTATTTCGCCTGATCGAGTACAGAAAGTTCTTGATTTGGAAGCCAGTAAACCGCCTTTTTGGCATGACACGCCTAGATGATTTTGCGCCATTAGCATAAAAGTAATGTGCTAGTCTTCCAAACTAGCGAAGTCGGAGCATTACCGACATGGCGCTCCAATTTTGCCCTTGTAGTACAAAAGCAGTATGCGTGCATGGTAAGCACGAGATGACGGGGCAGTACCGTCCTAGGGCTCCATATTTTGTTCTTGACGACGTTTTCCAGGTGTGATTTACTGGGCACGTTCTTTGAGATTTTGTATGGAATGGGGGCGTTACGGAATCGACTGACTGAACGAACCCGAATGCGACATGCCAAGGATGATCGTTGGCCTTGTAAAATCCCGATCAAAAGTCAAATGCTAAACACATATCTGACTCCCTGGTGAACGGTCTTAGGACCGCCTGGGCTCGAATCGTCGATCGTGCGGGTGCATTGATCGATGCAATTCGTAGCACTGCGGAACCGACCTTCGCCTCGATGGCGGCGTAAGCTACCACGTCCAACTCCCGATGTCTGCTGAGGAGAATGGGCGAAAACAGCAGGCAAAACAACAGCACTCGTAAGAGCTGATAATCTTCCGATAGGTGCCAGCAGATGCCAGGTGGCTAGGGTGAGCACCGAAGTAAACACCTGGAGAAGCATGTGTAAGCGTCGGTAAGTGCAGTTAGGACGCGAGGTTCGAATCCTCGCCGCCTCCACCACTTTTGGATACTTAAGCACGGTCAGGGGGCTGAAGGGTCGCACAGGATTCTTCAGCTTTATCGACTCGTCCTTATGCCTGCCCGTTCTGTGATCTTGGTGGGCAGTCTGGATGTGCCGTGCGTCGCAGTGATTCTCAGGTAGACGTGCTTGGGCCGCACTGCGACACCCGCCAGCAGGTCAAGTGACCGATGGTGTCTCATAAGCACTGTCAGGCAGGAGCGTTACCTGCTACTGGCACCAATTTCATGGGCTGCAAGCTTTGCAAGCGAAGCATCTGGCTCTTACCCAGAAGAACCCGGAGCATTACCGGGGCGGCTCACCAATTTACCGTGTCTCTCGCCGAGCGGTGGCAGCGGACGTTGTGCCAAAGCCGAAGCAGCAGCGGGCGTACAAGGCTGCATCAGTGGTCTACGCTGCTGGCATGGTAATCCATTTGCCGATACCTCCAGCGAGGGATCGAGTTCTGTAAACTTGGTCAGGTCGGGGCAGCACCGACTTTCGGCTCCACGGGCCGATAGGCTAGGAGCAAACTGCGTCTCTCACACAGACGATTCCCTGGTGCGATTCCAGGTCGGCCCACCACTTACTCAGCAGGAGGGAGAGGGACCTTGCTTGTCCAGGGGTCTTCGACAACCTTGATTTCAACAACGGACCCGCCAGTTGCTTGCTCGATTTTCGCTTCTAGTTCAGCGCAGAGGGAGTATTTGTCGGCGGGGGTGACTCGATCTGCCATTCCAGCTTGCGGTGCGAACTCCAGTGTCAACCTGACCTTCATGCTTACTCCTTGGGTGGCCTTGGGACTTTTGATTTTCAAGCGTTGAGAGCGGGGTGCTCTGGCAGCATGGACGCTAGTTTTTGGGCATCTTTCCCCTGAATTACCATGATGACGTTTACATCGTGCCCCGTAATCAATACCGTGCCATCAGCCAGCCGTGAGAATCCGAATGGGCGAGTTGCCGGGATGTTACCACCGTATTGTTTAGCTGCCTCTTTCCAGTTCATATTTACTCCTTGGGAGGTTTCGGAACTTTGCTCACCCAGGTAAGCTTTTCACTGCTACCTTTTGGTTTGCGGGTGGTTGGATAATACTTAGGATTTTCTTTGACGTGGTCACTTGCTATCTTGGATGCCTTTCTAGGGTCCTCAGTATGTTCCTTTTCAATCTTGGTTCCGATCGTCATCTGTTGTTTTTTGGATTCAACCCGACGATCCATTCGTAATTCTTTGCCGGGTGGCATGAATCCGGTAAGGTGACGGGTACGGCGGGCGCTGGGAGATAGTTCTGCGGAACCAGGGTTTATCGGTATTTCTTCCTCTTCGGGTTCGAGCGCTGGAAAAGTGCATTCAATTTCCGGTGGGGTTGGTGCTTCTGGCACTTCCGGTTCGCCCGGCAGCATGCCTTGGGTCCCGTCTCCAGCGAGTGAGTCACCCGTAGGAGGGCCGATCATGAGTCCATGGGTGCGGCTGGCTGCTACTTTGCGACTGATATTCCGCGGCGGGATCATCATTCCAACGGTGTCTCCGAATGAATTTCCAGTGCCGGTATCGGATGGCAGTCCCATTGCTTCGTCTATGCTTGGTTTCGGTACCATGCTTACAGCAATTTCACGAGGCGAGAAATCGTTAAAAGGATAGTCATTCATGCCTTAACTACTCTCTTGGGGTGCTAGTTTAACAGCAGAATGCTCGATTGACGTTCGAGCGATATCGGTGCGATTCCGGTGCGCCCTACCATTTTTTGCCTCCGTAGTGAAACAGATATCACGCAAGTCTTCGAAACTTGAAGTGCTGGTGCGACTCCAGCCGGGGGTGCCATTTGTATACATGCCAGCGTGGTTAACGGGGAAGAGCAGACCCATCTGAATTAGAATCAGACAGCCTTGAAGGTGCAATTCCTTTCGCTGGCACCATTTTTCGTAGTCGTAGTTAAGGCGTGACCGCCCGTGTGGTCTAGGTGAGAAAAGCACATCGCACCGGCTTAAACCCGGCGACTTTGCAGGTGCAAGTCCTGTCACGGGCACCAATTTTAAGATGAATGCTGATCTGATAGTGGTTCTGTTGCTGGAAACTGATTTGGTCCATAAGACCACAGTGAAGTTCTGGAATCTCTATAACGCTTTGCCTGAGGAGATTCAAGCCATAGCGAATAAGCAGTTTGCCCTGCTTAAGCAGAATCCTCTGCATCCGAGTCTGCATTTCAGAAAATTGCCTGACAGGGGGCTGTGGGAAGCTTACGTAACGAACCAAGGAGTGGCCTATAGGGCATTTGCAAGACCTTTAGGACAAGGCAGTTACGAATGGTTTTTTATTGGAACTCATCGGGAAGCTGAAAGATTTTTACGAAGTTTGTAATTTTTGTTGACAAGATCACCTTGGTGTGGCAAATTGATGATATGAAAACAGAGACAAAACTGCTGACCGAAGAAGATATCAAGGCGTTGAAAGCGATCAACGAGTCTCAATCCTCCTGGAAGGAGAAGTTTTTCAATGAGCTAGAAGAAATCGGCAAGCGGGAGGCAGCTCGTCGGCCAGGGGAGAAGATTTCAATGGCGGATGTGCAAGCGGAGTTTTCCCAGTACGATGACTCTGGACTGACTTTGGAAGAGGGGTTTGCCAGGTTGGCAAAAGTGTGATTTTCCGTTGCCGAATTGCGGGGACAGGCCGGAGGACGCCAATCCGGCTCATAACCGGAGCCTCGAAAGAGACTATGGGTGGTGCAACGCCATCCCCCGCAACCAATTTACAAATATGCCACTACGAGCACAAGAGTTGAAACAGTTCGCCGGTCCACTTTTTATTGAAACTGGGGCGTGGGACGGAGAGGGGGTTGTTGAAGCCTTGAATGCTGGATTTGAAAAAGTCATTTCCATCGAGGCTGGAGAAGGCAAGTATCAGCATTGTGTAAAACGTTTTCAAAACGACCCACGAGTAATGATGGTTTATGGCACGTCGCAAGACCAGCTATGGCACGTGATTAAAGACATTACGATTCCGGTTGTGGTTTATCTTGACGCTCACTACTGTGGGGATACCGGGTACGGTTCTTGTGCCCTCGGTTCCCCGGTTAGTGAGGAATTGGCAATTCTTGCGCGACACCCAATACGATGTCACACCATCTTGATCGACGACATACGCTGTTTCAAGGATGGTGACTGGATGTTTGATGAGTTTTTGAAAGACGAGGCTGTCGAAGCTCTTGAAGCGAAGATTCGACAGATTAACCCCGATTACACTATCAGTTATCTGGATGGCCGATTTCCTGACAAGTTCAATAATCCGACCGTGTTTCTTGAAGATGTGTTGATGGCGCAAGTTTTAGCTGACTGTGCCGGACCGGAAGGTAAGGTGGCAAAGCTTGCTACGGCAGCCCGCTAAGCTGATCGCACCCGCAAGGGTGTCTGGAGCGTTACCAGTGCCTTCCGCCAATTTTAGCCTCGTGATGTAACAGTGAACATGGCGGCCCTATAAGCCGTGAAGCCCTAGATTTGGGCGCTATCTCGGTGCAAATCCGGGCGAGGCTACCATTTTTGTTCTTAACCGTATGGATACGCACTACAAAATCATGGATATAGGCAGGCTGGACTTCTTGCGGGGTACAATGCCACAGGGTCTTGTAGTGACGAATGGGTGCTTCGATTGTCTTCATGCCGGGCACGTGGACTATCTGGAGAGGGCCAGGAGCCTCGGTAAAATGCTGATTGTCGGATTGAACGGCGACGATGCGGTTACTGTTCTAAAGGGAGCGGGCCGTCCGATTAACAAGGAGACGGACCGAGCCAGGGTTCTGGCAGCTCTTGAATGTGTTCACTTTGTAATTATTTTTCAGGACGTCAGGGCGACCGAGTTCATTCGAATCGCTAAGCCGGAGATTTATGTCAAGGGCGGGGACTATACATTGGAGACCCTTTACCCGCCTGAGCGAGAGGCCGTAGAGGCAGCGGGGGGTAGGATCGTCATTCTTCCGCTCTCTAAAGGGTACTCCACGACTGAAATGATCAAACGAATTGCCAGGTAGCTCAATAGTAGAGCGACACGCTGTTAACGTGAGGGTTGTGGGTGCAAGTCCTACCCTGGCAGCCATGAGCATGTGGTTTACCCAGAATAGCAGATGGACCAGATCGAGAATCTGGAAGCCTTGGGAGTGCAAGTCTCCCCATGCTCACCAATTTATTAAACCGCTGAAGCCACAGTAGACGGGCAACCGACTTTTAATCGGTCTATTCGTGAGGCTGCAACTGCCTCCAGCGGTACCATTTTCATAGCCACGTGGGAGAGTAGTCGAATCCAACCGCCTTTGAAGCGGTAAAGCCGTTGGTGCAAATCCAACCGTGGCCGCCACTTTTCACTTGACACAATCCCCAAGAACGCACATCATCAAAACTATATGGGTAAAACATGGCATGGGTCAAAAGGCCCTGGATACGAGCACTGGTTAGCACAACCTAGAAACCGTGGTGCGGCTATTCCAAACAAGTTTCGCAAAAAACTAATTCACCGAAAAGAACGGCGAGCCGTTCACCGGCAAGTGGAAAGAGAATTTGATGACTGACGTATTGGACGAAAAGTGTCTGGTTCTTAATCGAGTTTGGCAGGCGATTGGTGAGACCAGTGTGCGTGTTGCGATGTGCGATATCGTTCGCGAGTCGGCAACTGCAATTGATACGGAGACCATGACTCCCATGCGCACGGAAGAGTGGTTTTCTCTGCCCATTCGTCCTATCGACAAGTTTTTACGGCTGACCCGGGACCGGCGAGTAAGGGTGCCCACTGTAATCAGCCGAATAGGTTATGACAAGATGCCAATGAAGCCCCCGCGTCTTGACAAGAAGAATCTTGTGGATCGGGACAAGAATGCTTGTCAGTACTGCGGCCAGGTGCATCGGATCGATCATCTGAACATGGACCACGTCCTACCGAGGTCTCGGGGCGGCAATAAGACTTGGAAGAACATCGTATCGTCCTGTGTTCCTTGTAATAGCAAGAAGGCTGATAAGACTCCCGGAGAGGCAGGCATGCGTCTCATCAAAATACCAAAGGAACCTGCCCGTAAGCCGGTTGTCGCTTCCATTCGAAAGCGTCCGGACCGCCCAGAGTGGGATTCCTTTCTAATTTGATGCCTGTCGATTGTAGACAATTCTCCGTCATAGTGAGGATTTTGTGTGTATACGTCTACGGTGTGACGCTGTAGTTACTCTGGATGCACAACACGTTAGAGTATGGATCAAGAGGGTGCCAATGCCAGCTCTGTGTGCCGAACTTGGACGTTGTGGAAATAGATACGCCCCGATCACTGGATCGGGGCGTGGATACAAAACCACAGCGTTCGTTTCAGGAACGCAGAATAACTACGCAAGCATTTTTGGAGGTTTGCAGAATCCTCCAAATGCCCGTGCCCGGAGTCTTTAACTGACCGATTAGTGACTGTCAGGCCACTCGGACAGCTAGGAACTTACAATTTGACCGTGGTGGTCGCTGTTCAAGCCAGTGACCGATGCCACGGGTGAATCCAGGTAGCACTGGATTATCTTAGTTTCCAATTCTGGAAGCGGCCTTCGACCATGAAGTTCGGAGAAACAACCCGAGCGGATAGCTTTCTCGTCGACTTTAGTAATTTGGCCTGTGCCAAAAGCCATTCGATCCTGACGGCGCTCAAACTGGTCTGATGACCACCACGGAGGTATGTCCATAACCGGTACTACTTTCTTAGCGATAGCGTAGGTTAAGATAGCTTCGTCGATTCCCCATCTATCCCCCTCTTTGGCTTGTTCATAGAGCAATTTGTAGTCTTCGTGGTAAATTCGTCGGATGTATTCTGGAAAAGTGGGGGTTGGGTTTACTACTTTTTTCCATATACGTGACTTAGCTGTAGCATAGGCGGTGGTGTAGTACGGGTAAGGGTAGTTTCCGCTCCATTTCGGCCCCAAACAAATAGCGTGCATCGCATCATCAGCAGGCCCTTCAATCATTTTTAACAAGTGGTCAGATAATGGGACATTGTCAATGCCACAGATCAAGACGACTTCATCGTCTGAAAATTGGCAGGCACCCCATAGTAGTCCCGCTGATGGTTTCCAGTTTCGATCCGGGTAATGGATAAGGTCTGAGTCGCTATCGGTTTGTCTGACTTCTCCAAACTCAGTCGATAACTTTAAGGCATCCAGAGATTCCTGTGTTCCTACGTAGAGTAGCACTGGGTCCAGGCCGAGCTTTTGTTTAAAGACTCGGGAGTTCCAGTACCAGTAACCTGTGTAGCTAGGATTGGAATCCAGGCAGAAAAGGACTTTGTCGATTTTCACCAACAGTAAGAACTATTTTGGGTTCATAGAATAGTAGGCAGTGAGTAATATGCTAATGTAGACATATGCGTAATTTCAAAGTTGATCCTTTTTATGAGGGACCCAGGTCAAAGGTTTGGCCAAGGAACAAAGTGTATACGCTCAAGGAAGTAGATGATCGATGCAGAAAAACCAACGCTTACCTGGAAATATCGGGTCAGCGTCGCTACTTCATCAAGGACTCGCGGCGTCGGGTAATCACTAGGCTGGTTACAACTACACGACAGGCCAGTAGCCACGTTGAACCAGAGAGTGTCAAAGCCTACGTTGTCGTAGCATGAACGCATTCCTTGATCGAATAGGAACGAGTGATTGTGGCGCTTGGGTAGGGGAGGGTATGCCCATTTTTGTAGACGTATTCCATGAAAATTTCTAAAATCGGTTCCTGGGTTTTCGGTTCTAAGAGTAAAGACAAATCTTTAAGCGACTGTGACACAGCTATGACAAATATATCCGGTTACTTCAACTCGAACCCCTGGCCGTTGATCCTGTGGGTTTCAGAACTTAACCTTCAAATTCAGGTGGCTGCCGCACCGCCCAATCGGTTCGTGCAGGACGATAGAGGCAATCGTATAAACGATCCAATTTTGGACAAGTATTGTGGCCAGAAAATGCTGCAACGCGAGGTGAGTCAGGAACCAGTTCCTATTCTGTTGTTTACCCGCAATCCGGCCGCAGCCAAGAGCGATGAGCGTAAGTCTCCAGTCTCATCTGTGAAAGCGTTTGCCAGAGATTCCCAAGGGCGCACAGTCGCCGTTCCAAATGACGTTCCAGAGACGATTCCGGCCGTGCCTTTGGTGTCTACCAATCCGGTTAGGGGCCTTACCATTGAGCAGGCTCGTAAGGCGGGTCTCGCTCGTCCTACCAAGCTGGTGCCAGAAGACTTCGGTGCTCCAGAGACAGCAGGTGCTCCTACACGTGGTCAGATTATTCCGACGATAGAGTACGCTCAAGACCTGGGACCCCGGGCGGTCAAGGCACTCAAGCTTAATGAAGAACTTACCCGTCCTCTAGCTTCTGTCGCTTCTCAGCCGGCTCGTCAGGCCGTTCTAAGGGCGTTGCACGAAGGTGTTGGGTATGATCCCGATTCACCTGACTTGCCAGAGATCGTGACTCGTAGAAAGAATATCGGTTTGCCGTCCCCGGTACAAGACGAGCGCCGTGTGGCACCGTACAAAGCTCCTGTCGAGGCTCCTCTTCCTGAGCCCATGCTGGAAGAAACTATTCCCCCGCCTGCGGTTCCGGTTCCGGTTAGTCTCAAGTTCCAACCGTTTGTATGTCTGGCGGATGGAAAAGGGTTCCCGAATCGGGAACAGCTTCTGATCTATATTACTGAGACGTTTCCTGACAGTGTAGCCGAGCTGATGGAGCCCTATCCGGCTATTCCCAAGAAGCGCCCGCGTAATCCTGCGCTACCGTAGCCGCCGCCTCAACTCGTGGTGGTTGCTGTTCAAGCCAGTGACCGATGCCACTCATGGTAGAAGTACACACGTGAGACCTGATAGCCAAATTGTTGCGGAGTCTGTGAACTTAGAAAAAAACGAGCCTTCCGAACGATACGGAAGGCTCGTTGTTGTTTCCAGGTCGAAAGGTAAAGCTACTTGCCGTTGTGATTGTGGGCAGGTCAAAGAAGTCAATTATTACGCTATGCGGCATGGGTCTCCTAAAAGTTGTGGATGTATTCGACGGGAAATTACGTCTAAAGTCAACTTAATCCTAATATCGGTGGGAGAAAAGTTTGGAAAGCTCGTGGTAGTTGAGTACAACGGCAAGAGGTGCCTGTGCCAGTGCGAGTGTGGCAGAAAGTCAGTAGTAATGTCTACCAAGCTTCGAACCGGTAAAACTAGAAGCTGTGGGTGCCTTCGGGAGATGAACAATAAGGATACTGCGGCTATCATAGCACCTGGGTCAGTGTTCAACAGATTAACTTTGATGTCTCAGGATGGAGCGTTTGGCACGTTTAAGTGTGAGTGTGGTAACGAGATTACGGTTAAAACGATTAAGGTTAGAAGCGGCCATACAAAAAGCTGCGGGTGCTTAGTGGTTGATCACGCTGTGCAAATGTCAAAAGACAAAGTGCGGCCGTACGGTGAAACAGCTTTTAATGGGGTTTTCGCTCAATATGTCTGCAATGCTAAATCCAGAGGAGTTGAATTCAAACTCAGCAAAGATGATGTAAAGCTTATCGTGGGTAAGCCGTGTTATTATTGCGGGTTGCCTCCTTCTAATGTAAAGATAGTAAAAAGTAGTATTGGAAAATGTGTTTACAGCGGGATAGATCGAGTTAACTCATCAGACGGGTACACACATGAAAATGTAGTACCCTGTTGCATACGGTGTAATAACGCAAAGTATGACCTTTCCGAGGAAGAGTTACTCTTGTACTTAAAAAGACTTCGCAGTTATACTGTACCAAACGAAACAGTGTACTCGAAGGTCTTGATAGAAGGTTTAGCAGAGCTTGAACGTGATTACGCAACGTACAAAAGTGCTGTTATTCATAAAGGGCGAAAATTTGAAATAGAGTTTGAAAAATTTAGGCAAATAGTGTCATCAAACTGTCACTACTGCGGTGTTTCGCCCGGTTCAATACCTAAAAAAAGCACCGCTACTTATGCTCGTAATGGCATAGACAGAGTAGACAGTGGCATCGGCTACATTACAGGGAATATGGTCCCTTGCTGCTGGATGTGCAATCGAGCAAAATCAGATTCCATCTACGAAGACTTTATACGGTGGATAGACTTTTTGAAAAAGCCAAAGGCGCTCTAGGCTCGTAACTTGTAGTTAAAGCATGAGCGCAGGTGCCGTAAGTAGCCAATCTTCTGCCCCGAACATATTTGGGACTGCCAACTCACCCGACAACCTTCCGCAGGGAGGGCGATCCGGTGGGGGGTATACAACGGATCAGTTGATTCAATACATCCGTCGGCAACTTGGAGAGCCTGTGTGGGTTGTTGAACTCACCAATCAACAGATTGCTGATAATATCAACGATGCTCTTCAGATGTTTTCGCTCTATGTCCCGTTAGAGCGAGTTGGAAATTTATTGTTGGTTCGTGGTCAGTTTAAGTATCTGGAAGGCATAGACATAGGGCAGGGAATTACAAACGTAAGTTTCCTAGAACCGAACCCAATTCCTACAGAAATTTTTTACGGCAATTTGATAAATCCTGCACCTTTGTTTCGTGTTGGTATCGACGAGTACGATAGTTTTCTACGGTGGCGTAAAGTGTGGCAGAGGGTCACCAGCGTAAGACCAGACTGGTACTACGACGATTACGAGAAGGCGCTCTACATTCACAATCCTATCGAGCGATATCAAGCAGCAATTTGGGCGTTTTTCAACTGGACGGATTTGGTCAAGGTGCCGGCGGTAGGTGCGAATTGGATTCGTCGTTACTCTCTGGAAAGGTCCCGTTATCAGTACGGTGATCTATTGATGAAATACTCAGGAGCCATTCCTGCTCCGGCAAAGGACATGGCGCTTGACAGTGCGAAACGTGCGGAAGCAGAAAAGCGAATCGACAAGCTGGAAGAGGAGTTGAAAGGAATGCAGTCCGCCACCGCTATCAGTATTGACTGATCCAAACTTTCATGCTGTTTTCAATCGACTAAGATAGTCGCAGTAGGCAAACTTCAATCCAGTTTTCAGGTCCATCAGTGGCTTCCACCCCATCGCCTTTATGCGGCTACTGTTCAATAGTTTTTTGGGTGTGCCGGCGGGTCTGTGGGTGTCGAAGAACAACCTATTAGGATCGATTCCAACGGTATTGGCGACCATGTAGGAGAGTTCGAGCATGTCGATATCTTCTCCATATCCCACGTTGATCCAGCTGTCTTCATCGTAAAACTGCATCAACGTGACCAGCGCCCGGGATAGGTCGTCTACGTAGAGGAATTCTCTTCGGGTGTCCTGAGCGCCCCATACCATGATTGGCTTGTCATTGCTCTTCTCCGTGTGGAATCGGTGAATCAGGGCGGGGATAACGTGCGATTCCTTAGGGTTATAGTTGTCTCCCGGTCCGTAAAGATTAGTGGGTATGGCGCTGATGAAGTTTTTATTGTACTGCCGGCGATATGCTTGGCACAGTTTCAATCCGGTGATCTTAGCAAGAGCGTACCATTCGTTGGTTGGTTCCAGAGGACCGGTCAGCAGGCATGACTCAGACATCGGCTGAGGCGCTAATTTCGGGTAAATGCAAGATGATCCCAGGAAGAGTAGTTTAGTCACACCAAATTCAACTGCTGCTTGAATGACAGCGTTTTGAATTTGCATGTTGGTTAGGAGAAAGTCTACGGGCCTGGAGTCGTTGGCTTCAATGCCACCGACAACCGCTGCGGCCATGAACACGTAGCTGGGACGATAGCGGTAGAAGAATTCTCGGACTTGATCCACGTTCGATAGGTTCAGTTCCCCTCGGTGACGTGTTTCAACGTGTGTGAATCCAGCGGAGTGAAGTTCTCGAATTATGGACGATCCTACCATGCCAAATCCGCCTGCTACGAATATGTTGTCCATCGGGTTCATACTGACTGGAGGTCTGCTTCTACCATCATTGCAACGAGGTCGGTAAAAGTCACTGTGGGTTTCCATCCAAGTATCGTTCTGGCTTTGGACGAATCACCGATCAATATGTCTACTTCTGCTGGTCTTAGATAGTGGGTATCGTGCATAATGTGTTTTTTCCAGTCGAGCTTAGCGTAGGAAAAAGCGGCCTCCACAAATTCTTGAACGCTATGGGCTTCTCCCGTTGCTATCACATAATCGTCAGGTTTGTCTTGCTGAAGCATCATCCACATGGCTTCTACATAGTCTTTGGCGTACCCCCAGTCTCTTTTGGAGTTCAGGTTGCCCAAGTAGAGTAAGCGTTGTTTTCCTTTTGCAATTTTGGCGACCGCACAGGTGATTTTACGGGTCACGAATGTCTCGTTGCGTCTTGGGCTTTCGTGGTTGAATAGGATACCATTGCTAGCGTGCAGTCCGTAAGACTCTCGGTAGTTCACCGTAATCCAGTAGGCGTAGGCTTTGGCACACCCGTAGGGAGATCGGGGATGAAATGGAGTTTTTTCGTCTATAATGGTGTTTCCATGGTAAAGTCCGCCAAACATTTCGCTTGAGGATGCTTGGTAGTAGCGGATGGCAGGGTTCACCACTTTGACAGCTTCCAGCAGATTAGTTGCGCCTAGGCCAGTAACTTGGCCAGTGTAGACTGGTGTGTCGAATGACACTCGTACATGTGATTGCGCCCCAAGGTTGTAAACTTCGGTGGGCTGGAGCTTGTAAATAAGTCCGGCGAGCGACAGTCCGTCGGTCAAGTCACTGTAATGCAGGTGAAGATGGGTGTCCGGATTGTGAGGGTCTAGGTAGATGTGGTCGATCCTACCCGTGTTGAACGTACTACTTTTGCGGATTAGTCCATGAACTTCGTACCCTTTAGAAAGGAGTAACTCGGCCAAATACGAACCGTCCTGGCCGGTGATTCCAGTTATGAGGGCGGTTGGGGTGTTCATTTCAAATCGCAACTTACGAGTCTGATCTCGTTATTGCTTATACGTTTAGCAAAAACGCCCAGACGTGATCCATACGGAACCACGCTAGCTTCATCGAAAAGGAAACACTTGATAGGAATTTCCCCGAGGTGTGTGTTAAGGGCGTTAGTCGCCCCGAGGGCTACTAACGCAGCCGGTGCTGCTACGATCTCTTTCGGGCTCTCCCCGTGCCGCTGTTCATACTGTTCCAGCATGCGTCTTAGAGTTGTCATAATTCTTGAGTTCTTCTAGCATACCGGCTGTGTGTCGGGAGTACTGATCCAGCAGACGTTGTTGCTCCTGAATGATGCTTGCCAAACCCAGAACCAATGAAGTTAGATTTGACAAGCGTAGGTGTTCTGTGGTAATTTGCGCTTGATTCTTAAGGATCACTGAGTCCATAGTTTTGCCGTTCTATAACATAAGAACTGAATATGAGTGTACCGACATTTTCCCTGGCATATACTTCTGTCCGCGCTAATGACATCGTCCGAGTAGTGACCCTGTGGCGTGAGCGTGCAGAGACACCGTCCGACATCGAAGTCGTTATTGCGGTAGACGTAGGGAACGAGGAGTGCCTTAAGGTAGCACAATCTGTGATAGGTGCAAAGGTTGTCATACAGAAGGACATTCCATTTAACTGTGTAAAAGGCTGGAACCTGGCAGCAGCTCACACTACAGGTAAGGTGATCATCGCCATCGCAGATGATTTTAACCCTCCGAACGGGTGGGATCAGCTTCTCAAGAATCTGCCTCAGACTGGGTGGATGGAAAGCCCCCATGTGGTGCACGTTGAAGATGGATATGTTCACAACATCTTCGTACTTGCTATTTTGACCAGAAAGCGGTACGAGCAGTTTGGGTACGTTTTCTATCCGGCGTACGAGAGCATGTTCAGTGACACTGAATTCACCGAAGTTGCTTACCGTGATAGTGTTGTGATTCCAGCGACAAATCTTCTGTTTGAACACATTCACTGTGACTGTGGCAAACGGGTGAGGGATATTTATGATAAAGAACATTCAAGCAAAGATCGGTGGAATCGTGGAGAGATGTTGTTCAACTATCGTAAGGACCTGGGATTCCCCCTAGACGCTGGTCCGATGGCTGACAAGGGTGGCGATACACAAACGTGTTCACATCCAAAACCGTCTACAGTTGTTGAAGGTGAGGAGATCAAGGAAAATGTCTACGTTGCTTATATCCAAGCAACCCGTGACGACATCTGCTTAAATGAAGTCATTGACCGTTTATTCGATGAGGGTGTTCGTCATTTCTTCTTTTGCATTCCTGATGAATACTGGAGTGGCAAGTCAACCCCGCAGACAGAGATGGATGAAGTGAAATTTGCTGCTGCTCGTATCGAGAAAAAAGGAGCCAAAGTGCGGGTTAAAGTTTTCGTAGTGGCAGATTACCGATATCCTGGAGAGACCCGTATCGAGACTGAAACCCGTGTTCGAAACGATTCTTTGAATTGGATCAGAGGAGAAGGGTACTATCGTATTTTGATCGTTGATAGCGATGAACTTTGGAAAAGGGGCACGCTCAATCAAATCAAAGACCGCGTGAAACAGCATAATCCGTCGGCGATCAGTTTGCCGATGGTTCCGGTAATCGGTTTGCCTGGATATCCGGTTGACAACGCTCAGGACCGGGTTACCTCCTATGTGGGCGGGTACACCATCTTCCGCGATTGTAGGACACCGGTCAATCAACCTGAGTATATTGACTCTACCGTTGTGTATCATCTTACCGGCACTCGGCGCACGATGGAGGAAATCATCGAGAAGCATCGTCAGTCAGGTCATTACGACGATCCTGAATACCTGTTCGAAGAGTGGATTCATCAGGTGCTGCCCAATATCAAGCCTGGATTCGTTCATACGTGGCCTAACGGCATTACGGGACTACACATGTTTACGGGTTACCAGATTTGGAAGTCGGTGAGGAATTGGTCGGTAGAGGAGTGGGTGGACATTCCGGAGACTATGCGCCAGTACTTTGGTTTACCGCACGAGGGTGTTGAGAAAACGACTTCAGTTATGTCTCAGCATGCGCAGAAATTTCAGGTTTACCGGTGAGTTTATATGAATATGAGGTTTTGGATTACCTGTTTCACCGTTACGGTGAGAAGGTTCAGTACTGGCGCATGATCAATGAAATCGCCGAACAGTTTCAGGGCAACCATCCTCACCGAAGTGTTCGCATTGAAATTAAAAACCAGATTCTAATGGCGCTTACTTCTCTTTGTAGACAAAAGAAAGTCAGACGCTATTGGTTTAGTAGACGGCCACAGCTAATACGCATTTCAGAAATTGAGTTCTCTAAGATGCAAGATAAAAAGAGATATGGACAAGCAACCCAACACTCCACAGTACATCATTGCCACGGTCAACCAACCCGTTCTCTATGCCCGATCGGACAACGAAACGTGGCAGCTCAACCCGCCCCGTCGTTATATTTTTAACGCCAACCAGGTGGACTCCTTGCGCCCGTACATTGAGTCTTCATCCGACTTGACTTGTGCAGCGAACTATCGACCTTTACGAACTCCATGTAAACTATCGGGAGCGAAAATCTTGGTAGAAAGGTACCGAGAACGGGGTCTCGGTGATCTCTTGTTCCTAACCGGTCCTCTTCAGTACTTGCGACATGTGACCGGGAACGACTTACATGTAGACTTCTACGCGTTATCTGATCGTGGTCAGGTGCTGTCCTACAATCCGGCGCTGAAGTATGGAACTGTGCTGACGGGGCCGTTACACTACGACGATCTCCAATTCTACGCCTACCATTGGTTGGTTGACACTGTGACTGAATGTGACGAAGAGCAGGATCAGGTGAACGTGTATGACGCCCTTTATCGACAGTTGAACGTTGACCCGGCAACTGTTCCGATCCAGTTTAAGCGCCCCTACGCTTATCTGGACGAAAAGGAATCCAAGGACCTGGAACAGTTCATGTATTTCGTTTGGATGGAGCGGAAGATCGACCTGCGCAAGACAGGATATTACGTCGTTGCGCCCTTCGCTGTATCGTCCAGCAGGTCTCTCAAATATGGTACGTGGTTAGAGGTAATTCACAAGCTGGCGAAGATTCGTCCGGTGGTGATTGTAGGTATGATTACTGAACGAATGCCGTCTACAGACATGACCGTTGGTGAATTTTTCCAAGCTCTCGGACACGCTGAAGGCCCGGTTATCAACGCTATCGGAATTACCCCGGTTCGGCTGCTGATGTCCATTATTTCTAAGGCTACCGGGCTGCTAGGTCTCGACTCGGGACCGTTTTACATCGCTCAGGCGTTTAGGGTCCCAGCAATCTCTGTGTGGGGAACACATGCTCCTTTGGTGAGGATTGGGTATGACAAAGACTATATGGACTTGGCAATCTGGAATATCTTAGAGTGCCGCCATGCGCCTTGTTTCTCTTGGGGCGGGTTTCCTGTCCATAAATGCCCTTATGGCACGAATCAAACTGTTTGTCAGTGTTTGTCTACAGTTTCCGTGGATATGATCATGGAGAAAGTAGACATGATTGAGTCATCCCGTAAGATGCTTCCACCAGTTCAACCTGGAAATGCCAATGAAAAATGTCCTGCCTAAACTTGATCCTGTGTCGTGGGGTGGTGATTTTACGCTTGACTTGGATTACTATCTGGGGCATGATTACCTGGATATTGCGGAAGCTTGCACGGAGTTGCCTGCTGTGATTGAATGGGTTAATGAGCGGCTTCAGAGAGTTACTGAAGATAGGTTGAGGATCAAATCCAAAATCAAGCGGATGGAAGCTAAAGCATATTTTCGACTGAAAGATGGAGGTTATGAGGCGGATGGATATGCTGGCAAAGCAACTAATGAGGCTCTGGAGAGGGCGATTTCTCTCAATCCAGAAGTGCAAAAAGAAGAAGATGAATTTGCCGTTCTCAGTGGATGGCATGTGCGCCTGGTTAATCTAATAACCTCGCTACAAAGTAAGCTGGATTTGACCCGGTCGGTCGAGTCTACACGGCGCAGGTTGGTTGAAGACAGTCAAACTAAAGGAAACAAACAAAACTATGATGAGTGACATCGGACCGGAATATCTGGCAGACCTTGAGAGCGAGCGTCAGTTCGCAACCCAGGGCAATCGTGCTCGACGAGTGAAGTTGGAAAAGGGACACGCTGTACTGGCGCGATTTCTTCCCTTTCCTATGGGTCCTAACCGACGCCCGTACGCTCGTATCGCCAATCACTGGGTTAACATGAAACCTCATGTGTGCCCCCGGGATACGCACGTTGATTGGGGTGGCAATCCAGAAGCATTTTGCCCGATTTGTGAGATTGCCAATCATCTGTACGACCATGCGCCCACCGACGAGATTCGAGATGCGGCTTACAAGATCAAGGCTAACCCACAGTGGTTGATGTGGTGTTTAGTGCTTGCTAAAGACGATGCTCGAAGCGAGGTGGAGTATATCGAGCCGCCCGAGTTGTGGAAACCTTGGGAATTTCAGGTTTCTAAAACTTCCTGGGATGAGTTAAGTGTTATGATGCGACGGGCTGCTGCTCGTGGTGCGGACCTTCTGGATGTCGAGACGGGAACTAACGTTTGGGTGTCTCGCAATAAGAAGGGATATCGGCTTGACCGTGATGAAACGGGTCCGTCTAGCATCATCCGTCCGGGCGAGAACTTTGACGAGATTATAGCTAAGGTGTGGACGGGATGCAAAGAACCGGTCGTGAATATCGAGAGTGAGGACAAACTCGCAATCGTGGCAGAGAAGATTCGGGATCAATTTGCGAGTGGAAACTATGAGTCCCGTGATCGTGGCGAGCGTAATCGTGGCGGACGGGTCGACGAAGACGATAGTGGTCGTTCTCATCGGGCTCGTTTCAACGACGATGACGATGATGATCGTGGATCGCATCGGAATCGTAGCGATAACGATAGTCGTACATCACCTCGCAAACAAAAAACTGAAGAGGACGATGTACGCTATGATGATCCACCTGCCATTCCGTTGCAGCATCGTGCTTCATTGGTGCTTCCTCCTCCTCCTCGTAGGACCTCTGCGCCGGCTCCGATTGGCGAAACTGACTCCAGTGCGCCACGAAGTAACACAGCTGGACCTCCTTTGCGGAGATTTCCGCCACCCACTTCGTCATTACCGTTACCCAGGGCTTCGGCACCGTCGGCACCCCGCCGGGCAGCACCTCCTCCTCCTCCCCCTCCTAGCCGAGGTGAGGGTGCGAGTCCAACTCGTTTGCCTGTAAAGTCTGCTAATCCTTCGGAGACGGCACCTATCGGCGAAGGCAGTATTGACGAGAGCGAGGAAACCATACCTGAAGAGAGGCGTGATCCAGCTCCACCCGCCGAGGCACCTCTTTCTGAAGGACAAGACGGACAAGACGGGCAATCAGAAGCGACACTAACTCCTCCTCAGTCTCCTTCTCGTAAGGGACTTGACGCAGCTATTCGGGGACGCCTCGTTAACCTTAGAGAGCGAAAGCAATAATTCAATATGGCACCATCAAAGAAGAAGGAATTTCTGACTCTAACTCAGAAGATTGCCGCCAAACTGAAGAAGGGCATGCCCGACAACGACGATGGTGCCTACTACGAACTTGCTATCGCCCACGAGCAAGTCTTGTCCACTATCAAGTACGTGATCAAGATTGGTAACCAACCCTTCGACGATGAGGCAGGCGGTATGCCTTTCGGTCGGGTGGTGGAACTGTTTGGCTTGGACTCCTGTGGTAAGTCTGCGATGGTGATTCGGACCGCATGTCGAGCTATTGGAGGTCATATTTACCGACGCGTTCGTGTGGGCAACAGCTACACTGAAGAGAAGCTTGATCCGAGTGAATATGAGCTGTCGATCCTTTATTTGGACAATGAATCGTCTCTGGATGATCCATCCAAGATGACTGTAGACGGGGTTACCTTGTCTACAGATAATGCTAACATCGGGCGGTGTAACACTGTCGAATTGATGTTCAAAGAGGTTGACCTGGCCGTGCAAGTCCTCAAAGAAGAGACTGATCATGAAAATAAAGCAGCGGAAGAAGAAGGACGAACGTCCAAACTGTACTTTCTGCTGGTAGTTATCGACACCATCGCTGCCACTTCCTCTAAAGAGGAACTGGGGCGAGAATGGGGTAAGGATGATTACTCTCGTCAAGCGAAACAGCTCCGGGAAGGATTCCGCAAGATGATTCAGGATATTTCCCGGTATAACGTGTGCATGATTTGCACGAATCAGGTCAGTGATAACATCAAAGACGCTGGTGAAAGATCCAAGCGAAAGTGGCAAGGTCCTATGTACGAAGACTTCGTGGCGTTCGGTGGCAAGGCCCTGCGCTATTATGCTACATTCCGGATATTTGTGCACGCCTTGAAGACCAAGTACACTTTGGTAAGAGGTTCTCAGTTCCCGGATGGGCTCTGTATCGGATTCATAACGGTTAAGAATCGCATGAGAAAGCCTTTGCGGGAGGGACGCATGGTACTGTTGTTCGACGAAGTCAACGGTGGATTGAACAACACCATGTCGATACTGGAATCATTGCTTTTCTTAGGGCTAGCAGAGTACGGTGACGATGGTGAGTTTATCTTCAAGTGTAAGTCAAACGGTGTGCTACTTACAACTTTCCCTGACATCCCACAAGAGAGCTTGGAAGACCAGGACCGGGGTGCCAGGAAGGGTAGGCGGGGTGGGTACAAAGACCCTCGTATCTATGAACGCTATGAGTGGCCAAAGTTCTACCAAGAGCACAAGACGGATATGGATGCTCTATGGAAGAAAGCAGTGGATTACGCGTTTTCAACGACCGGAGAGGGGTGCGGTGCTGTTCAGCGAGAGTCAGAAGTAGTTACAGCCCTTGAAATGATTGAATTGAAAGAAACGGATCAACAACAACAACCACAACCAACATAACCTATGCCTATCGAATACAGCATCAATAAGGGGCTTCAAGATGCCTTGAGCTCAATGCTTTGTGACATGTCCTTGGCGGAGTTTACTCCACTGAGAGACAGCGGGATCAAAGTTCTAGCCTGCACCAAGGTCAAATTTCAGGACGAGGAGGAACAGCCGTGCAGCGGTGATCCAGTCTCGGTAAGGAAGGTGTCAGACCTTCATCGTGTCTTTATTGACGGGCACTACTTACTTGTGGCAGATCAGTATACGTTCAGTCACTCGAATGAACTCCAACTTAAGGCACTTCTTCATTCTGCGCTCATGCGTATCAGCGTCGAAAACACAGAATCGGGACTCAAACTGGGTATTCGCAAACCTGACATCATGGCATTTCAGGCGACCATCAACCGTTTCGGTGCCTACACGGATGCTTTACTCGGTTTGCGAGACTGCCTGGTCACGGCCAGCAAGCGATTTGCAAATATGGTAACCACGGAGTCAACAGAACGGTCTGAAACACTATCCGAACCGGTTCGGCAGGCAGAGGAAGTGCCTCTGCCAGCACAAAAACGAGTTCGATTCAAAAAGGGAGAATAGCACAGCATGTCCTCATACACAATACAAAAAGCAAAGCCGGGGTGGAACTACAAACGAGTAGGAAAGATCGTTTCGGGTGATCCCTCCCTTAAGCGTTTTATTGGCGAAAAAACTGTCTCTATCGAACGGCGTAACGGGACGACCGTCAATTATTCTCCCGAGCTGATTCTACTCATGGAAGCCATGGCGCAGGCCGGCATTCCGCTTCAGACATGCCCTAAGACTACTGTTTTGCAGTTCGCTGCGAGGTTCTGGATTAAGGAATCCTTCAAGTCCGTATCCGTACCGGTGGTCGCCGCTCCCGCCCAGCCCTCGAAGCCCGCTCCGGCATCCTTAAAAGCGGCTATACCTCGGAAAGAAGAAGTTCAGAATAAAGTTTTGAAATCAGACGAGAAGCCAACTTTTTGCGCCGCCGTAGCGTTGGCAAATCTGTCCATGTCCATGCTTCAGCTGGCCGAGCATTATGACACATCTCCGGGAGCGGATAAGCGCCGGGAGAAACTGAACGCTCTTGCCACTGAGTATGAGCATCTCACAACGAGTTACTTAGACGGATGCTGGGAAGCCGGCATACGACACAATGCCAAAGCTTAAGGTACACGAGCCGATTTCAGGAGAACATATCTTTCCAGCATCTCAAATCACTCCATTGGCGGTAAAGTGGAAGGAATTGAACACTGCGGGTCGCCATGAGCAGGCGATGCTGATTCTGGAAGATATCGTAAAACTGTCAACTTCTATGTTTGAGCGCCTGGCTCAGCATGAGGATTTCCATCATACGGTTGATCTCAGCATCCTGGTGTCGGCCGCTCAAGAGAAGGTGATCAAGTGGCTGCTCCGGTGGAATCCTAAGAAAGGAAGAATTTTTTCATGGTTTTCGCTTAGTGAGCGAACGCAAATCCTTCTTCCAGATGGTAATACACGACAGATCGGTGATCTAGTAAATGAACGGTATAGCGGTAAGGTGATGTGTTGGAATTTTGAAAAGAAAGCATTTGAAGCCAAGCAAGTCACTGACTGGAGTAAAAAACCGTGCAAACGAAAAGATTGGCGTAAACTTATTGTAACGCGACCCAGCGGATATTCTCGCTACATTTACATCACCAAAGACCACCGAGTTTGGACCCAAACAGGATGGGCGTGTGTAGATTGGCTCAATCCTAGAGATCTCCTTAGTGTCGATAAACCGACTTTGACCAAAGACGGACAAGCAGCTTTGTTGGGTTTGTACTTGGGAGATGGTTCAGTTTTTAAGAATGATTTTCGAGTTACACACGGAAAAGATCAACGTTTCTACAATGAATGGTTACTGAAGAAATTTAGGGGTAATCTGTACGATTGTCACACTGTTGGGTGGAATAAGTTTACCAAGACGACGATGGACCATTCTGGTGAAACTATCATGTATTTCCATGCCGCCGATATGTGGCCAGAATTTGAAAATTTGAGTCATCCTAAGAAGATTACTCCGTGGATTTTGGATCGTCTTACACCACTAAGTTTAGCGATATGGTATATGGACGACGGCAGCTACGCAGAAAGTCAATTCGGTCAAGTGACGTTGGCGTCCCATGGATTTACTGAGCCGGAGCGTGGGCTTATTGTGAATGCTCTCAAGTGCCGATTTGGCATAACTGCTAATACGCACAAGGGTGGCTCCATATACGTCACCGAACAATCTAAGAATACGTTTTTTTCTCTTATTGCGCCGTATGTATTACAAGAATTCAGCTACAAGATAAAAGAGTCTTATCGACATGTTTCAAAGGTTGATTCCATGTTCGTTGAAGATCAAATAGAGCTAGTCAGTCACAAAGATATCGCCGTTTCAGGAGAAAGTTACTGGGAAGCAAAGAAGGTGTTTAAGCCGGTTTACAGGTCTGGCGAGACTACAAAAATGCTTCGATGGAAGTACGATTTGACCGTAGAAGGTAATCACAACTTTTTTGCGGGTCGATGTAAGTTGTTGGTATCCAACTCCAAATGTGCCAAGCACGCTTTTCTTTCTGAACTGGTCAAGGTCAACCAGTACCGAAAACGGTATCATGTTACCGGTGATAACCTGGAGAAATACTTCGGGGAGGTTGACCAGACTAGTGAGCGTCACAACCTGGCGGAGGAGTTTAATAACCGTCTGAAGACGCTTTATTGCTACTGGGGTAGCTTACAGGAGCGAGGGGCGATTCGATATCTAGTGGAATGTGTCATAGACCTGGATAATCATGACCGGCAGGAGGCGATTCGCGGAGCTGCCTATGCTTACGGTATCGGAATTGATTTGTCCAAATTTTTCTATAACTTCGTGCTGGTATCTTTGCGAGACCTGCATTACGATAAGATTCGTGTTTCGGTATCAGAGCACGACCTGCTGCGACTCCAGCAGGCGTATTCGACGTTTATGTTTTTGATGGAGGAGCTTCCTCCTGATAAGATCAAACGATTTATAGCGGTGTACGGCGGACAGAGATTCAAGGTGCCAACCATACAGCAGGTGTACAAGCTAAAAGAAGATTTCAAAATCTTTCAAGAGATCGATCGAAGCAGTCAGGACCCGGATGCGATCAATGAAGCAGCTAAGAAGTTCAAGAAAACGCCACGCACGGCCTCGGAAATTTACCACGAGATGGCAGAAACACTTAACCCCGCCAGGAACGGGGAATTTGGAGTTTACAGCGACGACCCGTATGAATGATGTAGAGATTATTATTGAAGTGCTTAGGAAAAGCAGCCGGAACGTGGAATGGATGGTAAGATCAAAATCTACTTTACCTTGTCTTCCTCCACTAGAAGACATGATGCCCGATATAAATCGTTTGATCATGTCGATTGTGCGGACGTATGCCAACCCGGCCAATCCTCTTCTTCACTTTGAGGATTTAGTGTCAGAATGTAAGGAGAAACTTGCTAAGCTGCTGTTTGATGGTCTGGAAAAACGGGCACCGACTCGTGAAAAGTTCTTCGCATTCATCAAGGTGGCGTTCAAGCATCACATTTACAGTCATATCCAGAAGCACGTATTCGCCTTTAAGCGGACCGGCGTCAAGGCTCCGCCCAGGAATCAGCAAGTTCAGTCTCTCCGGGCGTGCGAAGAGCCGGTGCCGATAGAATCGGAGCATGCAGTTCGACTCTATCTGGACGATCCAGATGCCAACGTACAGGTCGGAGAACCTTTTGATACTAACGTTATGTACGAGCGGGAACTGGTCGATGAATTAAAAGCAGTTTTGTGGCCGGTTGAAAGACTAGTTTTGGATCAATTACTCAGTCCCAACGCAGAAGCTATGGTACATTCTCAGATTGATGCTTATCGTGGCAAGAACTTGAGTCGTGTGAATTTCCGTGTGAACTATCGACACATGGCAGAGGGCCTCGGTATCACTATCGATCTCTTTCAGCAAGCCATGGTAGCCATCAAACAAAAATACAAGATGATTATGATACAAGAAGACAAACAAGAATCTCCGGAACAGCAACAAATCAAATTGGCCGAACTTACCCTCTGCCGGGTGTTTTGTGTTCAGGTGCCACCTACCATTGACTCCGTTACCAAGCGTCGGCTGTTTACACTGGTGGCCCGTGATCAGGCGGATAAAATTACCACCGAGATTGCCAATCTGTTGGTGCTCATCGGTGCCCAAGTACCGCACAAGTTGGGTGATCAACTTTCTTGTCACGGTGTTCTTTGGCAGCGTAATCATCGTATCTGCATGTCGTGTGGTGCTCAGGACAGCTGTAAGGTCAAAGCAGTGAATTTAGGGCTCGGGGATATGGTGCTGAGTCCTCGCCTACTGGGTGCAAAGCTCTCTCGGATACCGGTGATTCTGCCTAACCAGCCACCTGAGTCTGACGTGGAACCTGAAAGGGGAGTTCTGCCACAGAATAACCGTGACGAAGACGTGTTGTCCTACCTAAACGATAGCTTCAAGCCGGTCATGCACATGGGGGAGATTTATTACAAGTTTAACGAACGCCTCGGTGATCGTGATCGGTTACTGTTTTGCGTGGGTGAGCCTGGGTCGGCGATGCGTCTTAGGTTCTGCAATCCTCATGAGTCGGTAAGAGAGTCTTTACGACTGGGTAATCGAAAGGGATGGTATGTTCCTGACAATTTGACTGCTCAGGAGGTAATCGAGGTTATCGACCAACACACAAAAGCGGTTCTTTTATAGCGTATGGCTGAACAACTAGCACAAACGAATCAGCAGGTTCAACCTGCTGAATTGATAGACTCTATGAACAAGTGGGACGCCCTTAAACAACAAGGGTGGATCAAACCCGTGGATTACTTGTTTATGTTTGTCATAATCCTACTGTGGACGGGCATGATCGTCTACTATTTAACAAGTTTTCCTAGTGTTTACACGCTCCTATCAACGGGAGTGTGTACGGTTATACTACTCCAGATATGGCTCGTCATGCTCGTGTACCGATGCATGGACTTCGTACTGGTTACTCGGGCTGATATCAACTTGATGCCGGTCTCAGCAGCCCGCATGGCGATTGCTTATTTTCAAGCAGGACAGACACCCCCAACGACCAAATGACATCAGCCCTAGCTATTTTAACCTACAACAGGGTTGGTGCTTTAAAGACTGAGCTGGAAGGTCTTTTTCAGCACTGCGGGCAATACCCTCTAGCGATTTTTGAGGATTTTGGGTGGAGAGATGGTACCGAAGCCTTTCTTCGTACGGGTTCGACAAAAGTGACCGATCGCAAAGACCTTCTGGCAGAAGAGTGGAAAAACCCCAAATTCACTGCCTTTTTAGGAACAAAGAACCTGGGTGTGGCAGGAAACAGTAATCGAGTGATCAAGTGGTTTCTGGACGAAACTACCGCTGATCACCTTTTTATGATCAACGACGATTTACACATTTTGGGCGATGCGGTTGCCTGGTACGCTCAAGCGCACGAAGACTTAGGCGTGGGGCTGTTCTGTTTTTGTGACTTCCTTGAGAAGAGCTACAAGTGGTTGACAATTCGTTCACGGGGGTATCACGTGAAACTCTTACCCAGGATGACTGGTATTCTCATGTCCCAAACTCGTGCTGCGACGAAAAAGGTAGGATACTATGATACCCGATTCGGAAAGTTCGGAGAAGAGCATTCTGACTACACCAACCGCATGCGCCTCGCGGGACAGATCACTCTGGATACCTCTCACCAACCTTGTCTTGATATTGAACATTACCGGGTTGGAGAAAAGCCTAGGATGCTGATGAAGCATCAGGACGTGCCGACATCTGTGGTTGGCATGGAACGTAGACGGGCAGACGCTGCCGCCGCTTCAGCGATGTCCGAGGCGGTCGTATCCTACCGGAATAGAAACGTTTTCAGACCGTTTGCCTTGTGGACTCCGAAGTGGGTTGGCATGTCTAAGGACGTTGGCATTCCTGTAAACAGATTGCTTTCCTCGCACGCGCTAGTGTTTGACCATGGCAGTTGTAATTAAGTCTGCCGGTAGGCTGCGATTTGAATTGTTAACAGAAGTCTCATGCTTCACATTACTCCAACATTCCACACTGATGATTCCCGATCTCCCTACGATACAGTTACGTGGTCTTTAAGGACAGCAGAAATCAAAGATCATTTAGGTAAGTCGTTTTTTCATCAGAACGAGGTAGAAGCTCCCGCTTCTTGGTCGGACATGGCAGTTAACATCGCAGCCTCAAAGTATTTTTATGGTGTGAGCGGGACGAGCGAACGAGAATCAAGCGTACGCGCTATGATCCACCGAGTCTGTAGCACTATCGAGGACTGGGGTGTGGCAGACGGATACTTTGGAGTAGCCGACGGAAATGTATTCTACAAGGAGCTGTCTTACTTGTGTTTGAATCAATATGCTTCGTTCAATTCTCCCGTTTGGTTCAATGTAGGATTATGGCACCAATACGGGTACGGCAAGACCGGCACGGCGGGTAACTGGTGGTACAATTCAAAAACCGATCAAGCCGAATATCAAGATAATCAGTACAAGCGTCCTCAATGTTCGGCATGTTTTATTCAAAGCGTGGAGGACAGCATGCCGTCCATCATGCATTTGGCCGTTTCAGAAGCTATGCTGTTCAAATTTGGGTCTGGGTCAGGAACCAATCTTTCCCCTATCCGCTCTTATCGTGAATCCCTGTCGGGCGGAGGCACCCCTTCGGGACCGCTTTCGTTTCTGAAGATTTATGATCAGGTGGCTAACGTCGTGAAATCCGGCGGTAAGACTCGCCGAGCGGCTAAGATAAACATTCTTCACGATTGGCATGGTGACATTGAGGAGTTTATCGACGCCAAATCAATTGAAGAAAGAAAGGCATGGGCACTGATCGAACAGGGATACGATGGATCGTTCGGGGGCGATGCTTATGGGTCGGTTATGTACCAGAATGAAAATTTGTCCGTGCGAATCAGTGATGAGTTCATGCACGCGGCAACTGATGAAGGGCATACCGGAGAATGGTGGACCCGGTCAGTTACCACCGGTAAACCTATAGAGAAAAAGAACGCACGAAATTTATTTCGAAAGATGGCGGAGGGGGCTTGGTTGTGCGGGGACCCTGGTGTTCAATTCGATAGCACGATTCAAAAGTGGAACACTTGTAAGGCAAGCGGTCGAATCGAGGCGACGAACCCATGTGCCGAGTTCCACTTTTTGGATAATACAGCGTGCAACTTGGCGTCTTTGAACTTGATGAAGTTTGTGAAATCCGATGGGTCGTTCGATGTGGACATGTTTAAGGCTGCGGTGAGAATCGTACTCATTGCTCAGGACATACTTGTAGACAATGCTAGCTATCCGACCAAGGAGATTGCCGAACGATCGCACGTATTTAGACCTCTAGGGCTTGGGTACGCCAATTTAGGGGCACTGATTATGTCTCGTGGTTTGCCCTACGACAGCCATACGTCAAGAGAATTGGCAGGGGCTATCACAGCGTTGATGACCGGGCACGCCTACGAAGTGTCAGCAGAAATCGCTCAGGTAAAGGGAGCCTTTTCTGCTTATGCCATAAATCGTGCATCGGTGATAGAAGTCATTGATAAACACTGCGAAGCGTGCAGTCAAGCACTGCACCACTCTGCGGGCGTTGTGCCTATTCTGGATGCGGCATATTCGTGCTGGAAGAAGGTAAAGTGTCTGTGCGACGAGCAAGGATTCAGAAATTCTCAAGTAACTCTTTTGGCTCCTACTGGCACGATCTCGTTTCTATTGGACTGTGCTACTACCGGTATCGAACCTGAAATCGCGCTGACTCGGTACAAATCTTTGGCGGGTGGTGGTAGCATAAAGGTGATCAATTCTGTAGTTCCACAGACGCTAAAGACGCTTGGTTACAGTTCAATGGACATTGAGTCGATAATGTCACACCTTGAGTCAACGGGTACTATCGAAAACGCTCCTCGTTTGAAGGAAGAAGATTGGGCGGTGTTCGATTGTGCCATGAGGTCACCGTCGGGCAAGCGTAGCATTGAGTACAAGGCGCATGTTCTCATGATGTCTGCGGTTCAACCGTTTCTTAGCGGCGCTATTTCCAAGACGGTAAATATGCCAACGGACGCAACGGTGATTGACATAGAGAACACCTATTTGTTAGCGTGGAAGCGAGGTTTGAAGTGTATAGCGGTTTACCGTGACGGGTCTAAACGGTCGCAGCCCGTCAACATTAAGATGGCATCTCCACTGGAAATCTCTACTGTCGATCGTTTGAGATTAGAAATCGAGACTCTGAAAGGCAAGATAAACACCCCTCGTCGCAAAAAGATGCCGCAGACCCGTCAATCGGTGACTCACAAGTTCGCTATTTCAGGGCATGAAGGGTACTTGACCGTTGGGCTCTTTCCGGATGGTAAGCCGGGCGAGTTGTTCATCACTATGTCAAAAGAGGGTTCCACGGTCGGCGGTCTCATGGATTGCATCGGTACCCTTACCAGCATGGCATTGCAATATGGTGTGCCGGTAGAGTCTTTGATCAACAAATTCAGTCACGTGAGATTCGAACCTAGCGGGTGGACGGGCGATAGTCAGATCAAGAGTGCTTCGTCTATAATTGATTATGTCTTTCGATGGATGGAAATGCAGTTTCCTCAGAAGGAAGAAGTCAAGGAGAAGATTAAGAAAGAAGCACCTCCAGCTTCATCTGCTCATGAGATGACAACGGATGCGCCTCCTTGTTCGAATTGTGGTCAGATTACGGTCAGGAATGGCTCTTGCCACAAATGCTTGAATTGTGGCGAGAGTAATGGGTGTTCGTGAACTGTAGTTATGGCGTATGAGCACGTTGACAAACCGTATGACGGGTGTATACGAAAACACGGGTGTTACCATGGCGGGTGACGTTCCGCCAGTGATGACGGGTATGGGAATGAGCGCCGCTTTCGCCCCTTCCCGGTTCAAGACAGTTGACAAGGTAAAAAAGCCATACCGTCGCAGCCGCATGGTTTCTGGGATCATTGGTCGTCTCAAAGAAGATGAAGATGAGCAAGAAAAAGGAGTAATCCCTGGTGATGCCAAGGAAGTAGACAGTTTGGTGACTAGCGTAAGTGCAGTATCTGTAGAAACGCCTGTTATGCCGGATCCAGACAAACCCGCCTCTATGCTCAAGCCGGGAGAGCCACTGATCTCTCCTGCGGCTGCCTTGGTAGCGCCTGACGTTACTCCTGACTCGTTGAAACCACTTGACCCAAGCCAGGTGCCAGGTGCTGACAAAGGAACGCCTCCAGAGGCAATGCCAGCGCCATCTCTTCCTTCCGAAGCTCGTTATTCGCCTACTGAACCTGGTGCGGCACTGGACATGGTACTGGGTAGGACTGCTCCGGCGAATATGCCTGCTTACGCCTCGTCCGGCCCGGCTCTTCAGGCGGGTGGGACGATGCCCGTTGAATCTATGCTACCTGGTATTCCTTCACCGTCTACCTTTGCGTCCTCCGCCGCCACCGCTGTTCCGTTGTCCGAAGCCGCATTGATGCGGTCTCAGGGTGCTGGTATGCCTGAACACATAGCGGCCAATGGAGACGCGGTGCTGAGTGCTTTCCGGCGCTTCAGCCATTGATATGGCCGTTGTATTAGAAGTACCCCGTCCGTTCCTGCCGCCACTTACTGTAGAAATCACACGGGAGATGTGGAGTGATTTATTTGTCATAAAACGTCTGGATAATGGACACACGGAAGAGCTAGAAACAGAGGAGACTCGGGACTGGTTTAAGGCTCACGGTGCTGACATGGTGAAGATTGACAAGGTGTTAGATCACGTTTACAATTTTCAAAAAGCTACGTGCACGATAGCCAAGCCTATTGAACCGAAAGTTCAGCAAAGAGACGCCGAGCCTCAGCTGTGAATTTTTGTGGTGAGTGTGTAGTCCGTTTGACAGCGAAATGACCGTTTTCACCAATCGGTGAAAACGGTCATTTCAGTGAACTTGATAGTGATTACGGCTCTATGCTATACTTCTAAATGGTGTGTCTACGCATTCATTGATGGTTTATAGGGAGTAGACATAGTTGCTACAGATAGAAGACTGCACTTGTAGCAACGCCATGGCAAGACAATTACTAATGGAGGGCTTAAAAGGAGCATTCCCTTTTCTGCCCGATCCAGATAACGCTAAGATCATTCAGGAATCTCTGCCTTCAGGCGAAATCCGCACCCGGGTTCCTGGTAGATTTAGCATATGCGATGAGACCAACGGGAACAATCGTCGGTACCGTAAGAGTGTTTGGGAGAAGAACTTGCAGTCTGGTTCCATCCTTACGGAGTCTATTAAGCGTAACGGCGCATTCGGACTTTTGGAACACCCAGACGATGGAGTTGTAACTCTTCGATCTCCTATCAGTCACCGAGTTACCGCTGCTACTCTTCAAGAGGGTAAGGACAAGGACGGCAAGTTGATCTGGGAAGTTCGTGGTGAAATTTCTATTTATACTGACATCCCGGAAGGAAAGAAACTGCTAGAATTTATTAAGGGAGGGTACAACCCCTTGGTATCCAGTCGTGGATTTGGCTCCCTTCTCAAGGCGAACGATGGGGTAGACGAAGTTCAAGACGACTACATCTGCGAAGGATGGGATGTCGTTATCAAGCCATCTTTTCTGAACGCTGAACTCACGCCTGAACGTAATGCCCTTGATGTGGTGCTGGCAAAGACTGAGGAAGCGAAGAAAGTCACTGAAGATTTGAAGACTGAGTCGGTTCAACCTCAGGCTTCTTCTGGAGCCGCCGCTGTAGCGGCCACCAGCGTACCGACACAACGAACCATCAACGAGACTACAATGCAAATCAACGAAATTAAGATGCGGATTGCGCAGTTGAAAGCCACCAAGGTGGACGATTCTGTGAAATTCGCTGAAGGCATGTCTCAGGTGCAAGAACTCCACCAAGCGGTCTCCAACTATGTCGCCGAGGACGGTCCGAAGCGTCTCTATGAGGGTAGTAAGTTGGACAAGTCGCTGGATGAGATTGAAACCACCTGGAAAATTGCCCAGCAAGTGCCAGTCAAGGCACTCGGCACGATGAAGGAGTCTCAGACTAAACTGCTCAAAGTCATCAAGGTTGTTACCGAGACTGCCTTGAAGTTCAAGCAGGTTCTGTCTGAAACTCTGGGTCGTGAAGTTCGGCAGACGAAACTGATCGAAGAATTGACCAAGAATGGAACCGGCTGGATGACACTGGCTGAGACCCGCAAGGCCAAACTCGATTCTACCACCCGCAAGTATACCACTGCATGCGAAGCCATTGATATCATCAAGAATCGCTACCATGAAGACATTACTGAGTTGGGACGTCGTCTGATAATCGTAGAATTCGTCGAACAGGCTAAACGGCCTGAAATTGCTAAACTTCTCAAGGAAGCCAAGAAGCCGAAAGACATCGTGGCGATTCGTGAGCAGTTGGTTGGCAAGACGGAAGAGAAACCCACCGCTAACGCCACGGACGCCAAGACAGCAGTGCAGACTGAGGTCAAGGCAGACGAGGCCAAAACGGAATCGGTGAAGGAATCTGCGCTCGCTGCCGCTGCGCCGATAGCCACGAAAACGATCGAGGTCGGAACCCCGGTCAGTCCAAAGGACCTCAATGAGTCACTTGGGATCGTCAAGCGGTTGTCTCTGGCTACCGCCTAACGTAACCGCCAGAACTGGCAGAAACAACAAACACAAACACACATATGGTAATCCTCGATCAGCAAACTGGACGACCTGTGCTTGCGTCGAATGGCGGTCACATCAGCCGCTTCACTGACGTACTCGAATGGGGTTATCGCCTGGCGGAAACGCCAGTCGGCATCCCGGACAAGCACCCGAAAGGTCTTTGGGAGGCGAGGGGCTGGAAAGAGTTCGTGGCGCACATGCCCGAGCACAAGCGCCCTATCGCTGCAATCATGCTGGAAAACTGCCGTTCACGCTTCGGCGCACTCGACGAAGTAACACGGACTTCCAGCCTGGGAACATTCGACAAATGGATTTTCCCAGTCATCGCCAACATGTCTGAGAACGACGTGATCGACCAATTGGTTGCTCTGCAACCGATGGCGGGTCCCGTTTCTCAGATCGTCTACATGGACATTGTCACTGGTAAGCGCAAGGGCCGCACCCCGGCTGGCGCTCCGATGTGGCGTGCGCTGCAAGGCGCAGTGGACCGTGATGACGACGCCGATGAACTCGTGCAGGATGAAACCGGCACGACCGCGGCGAGCGCAGGTCAACTGGAGTGGTATCCGGTCCGTCCGGGCACGTTTCAGATCACCATCGGTACCGATACGACAATCGACGACGGCAACGGTGCACTTGTGGCTGCCGGTTCCATCTCTGGTGGTACTGTCAACTACGTGACCGGCGCTTTCACGACTGCCGGTGTCGCTGCTGCGTCCGCCTTCACGGTAACCTATGCGTTCAACGCAGAAGGTAACCTGAACATTCAAGACTACGAAATGAAGTTGTCTTCGACTCCGGTGACTGCCAAGGTCATGAAGCTGAAGGCTCTCTGGTCTGAAGAAGCCGATCAAAACCTCCAGGCCATGTATAACATCAAGGCCGAGAGTGTTTTGCTCAACGCCCTCACTAACGCCCTCCAGTACCAGAAGCACCGTCAGGTCATCTTTGACCTGCGTGCCCGCGCTGATGCCGGGTTCGTCGTGTGGGATGCCGTCGCTCCGACGGGTGTCAACTACCAGACGCACAAGTTCAGTATCATTGATGCGTTCGAGACCGCTTCGAACTTCATCTTCGGTGCCACGAACATGGTGTCGGGTAACTGGATGCTCCTGGGTCTCCAGGCTGCAACTGTGGTTGCAACGCTGCCTCAGTTCGTTGCCAAGGGTAACCGGACGCAGATGCAGGGTATCACCTACATCGGTGACATCGGGAATAAGAAGGTCTTCGCTGATCCTCACTTCCCGAACAATGAGTGGCTGGTCGGTCACAAAGGTGACGCGTTTCTCACAACCGGGTATGTATTGGCAGAGTATCAGAAGCTGTACACGACTCCTGATATTGTGCTGCCAGACTTCATCCACCAACGTGGATTCGCTACCTCATTTGCGCGTAAGTGCGTGAACAGTAAGATGTTCTGTAGGGGTCTTGTGAGCAACAGCCCAACGAGTTTCGGAAGCGTCATTGGATAAGACTCTTACGACTCAAATTCATCCCGCCATGGAGAAATCTATGGCGGGTTTTTAATTGTAAAATGTAGGTAGGATTGGTATTAAATAATCCTTGACTTTTTCCGTTCTTAGTGTAAGATGATACTATGAACTGGAAGTATACAGATGAAGACTTGATTCAAAGCGCAAGACAGTATGTCTGGCTCGCAGACTGGAGAAAAGCTGAACCACTTAAATATCAAGCAGTGTTGAGGAGGCACTTGATCAAACAAGTGAAGGAGATACTTATTCCTCAGACGACTGGCGCTAAACCAACGTACAGCGAGGAAGAGTTGGCTTTGGATGTCAAAAAGTATGCTACTCGTAAGGAATGGGCAAAATCAGGCCAGGCTCTCATGAAGGAGGGAAAAGTAAGTCTTTATCATTGTGCGTTGAGCTATCCGGGATTTTTCCAAAAGCATGCTCTTCACATGGAGAAGCATCACAAATGGACTGACAATGAACTCATCGCTGTTGCTGCCAAGTACCAGCACAAGGGCGACTGGAAACGGTCTAGGGATTCCAAAGACGCTGCTGCTTATCAATCTGCTTCCAATCGACCCGACGTCTTCACACAGGTGACCGCCCACATGGTCCCCAAGGCCAACCCCTACGCCGGTGACTATACCGTATACGCCTACGAGTTTGCAGATCATAATGCCTACATTGGACTCACATTCCTTCCTACGGCTCGGTACGGTCAGCATATGTGTCGAGGTCCAGTATTCGACCACATGAGAGTGTGCCACGAATTCAAGCACCTTACGCTGGCATCAGGACTAGGTGATCCACACAGTGCTGTTGCCGCCGAGAAGAAATGGATCGAAAAGTATCGGGCTGAGGGGTGGACCCTCCTCAATACGTCTACAGGGGGCAGCCTTGGCACCGTGCAACGGGAATGGACCAAAGAACTCGTTCTCGTTGAAGCCCGTAAGTTCGCCACTAAGCAGGAGTGGATCGACAAGAGCCAGAGCTCCTACCGCCTCGCCAAGAAGGAGGGCTGGTTTGAAGAGGCAACCACCCATATGCCTAAGCGGGATGCCAGGCATCTCGTTGGACGCCAGGTTAGCCGGGCCACCCGCCAGAAGATGTCAGAGGCAGCCCAGAAGCGTGCGGACGACTCTGTATGGCGTGCGAAGCATAGCGCGGCGTTGAAGGGCAGGAAACTCGCCCAGGCACACCGAGAGACTATTCGCCAGGGGATGCGAAACTCTCCCCTGGATCATGTGGCAATCCTCTCTGGATAGGTTTCCGCCTGAAGATGACCATATCCCCACGCATCACGGCCACGTCCCGCATGGCAGATTTGACCGCAACCACCGCCTGCTCAATTGCCGTCTGCTCGTCCTTGTAGTAGGTGCATGACTCCTTGTTGCCCCACCTCTCACCGCTCCAGTAGGGTCCAGGTGATTTGTTCTTGGGCAATTGAACGATGACTAGTTTAGAGGCCACACCCTGTAAGAACGGAAAACCCCTTCCGGGAGTCCGGGAGGGGTTTTTGTAGGCAAGATTAGAGTACCCCGGGCTTCTGCGTAATGGTGCCTGCCGTGATGATCACACGGGTCGCTGGAGCCGGCACTACCTGAACCGCCAGATTGCCCTGGATTTGAACGTAGTTGGGTCCGACGTCCGCATCCGCCGTTACGACCACGCTGGCTGTCCCGGACGCCATAGCGACCACGGTAGCGGTGTTTATGCCTGGCGTATAGAGCACACGTGCTACGGCGGCGTTAGTAGTAAACCAGAGTGGGTAGTTTGCTACAGGAACGGACTGCCCAGACGGTGTAAGAAACTGAACAGTAGCGTTGGCTTGCTGTTCGGTGGTAAGGATAAGAGGCATCATCATGCCTTAACTACAGACTTACATTTTGTAGTTGAATTTTATTCAAAAGTACACCAAAAACCCCTCCCGGACTCCCGGAAGGGGTTTTACTACTCCTGGGGTGCTGGTATCAGACATTTACGACCGCTTCCGTATCCGTGGTGCCGGCGATAATTTCCACGTCGATGGGCTTAACGCCCGACAACTGATCGCAGAGGGCGTGCAGGCGCTCCGTGCGGCCCGAGAGCTGCCAGATCGCTCCCTTAAGAATTTCGGTCACACTATTGAAGAACCGCCACACATTCGACGCCACGGCGAACTCGGGGTGCCGAGGGGTGCGCCATTCCTTGATGACGTCGTCGATCCGGGTCTTCGGGAATACGCCGGCTTCCAAGCAGCGGATCATCAGGTCGTTGGCATGGACGTCATCCAGTTCAGCCCGCTTGTAGGCTTCAATGCGGTCGCCTTGGCGGTTGTAGTGGGCAGCCAGGCGGGAGATGGCGTTGAGGGTGAGGATGGGGAGGTCCCGCATGATGTTGAGGGTGTGCTTGCGGGCGATTTCAATCTCGGCGGAGAGCGCCAGATTGTCGCAGACGAAGACACGGCTGCCAACACCTAGTTTTGCAGGAAAGGACTTGTCATGCGAATTCCTAAGACCTAGCATGTAACCGTAGTCCTCGGTTTTCACACCATTAGCGACCTGGAGGAGTCCGAACATGCGGGCACCGCTTTTGGTGAGACCGTACGCCTCTTCCACGACGTGCATGTTGACTTGGGTCAGTGCTTTCTCAACCTGTTCCACTAGAGTGAAGTGAGGGATGGGTTGCCAGGTTTCAGTGGCGGCGGGGGTGGGAACCTTAACGAGGTCTTCCCGTGTGATGCGTTCGGCACCGCAGTGCAGGTAGAGTTTCGAGTTGTTGTTCATTGTCTTGCTTTCTTCGTTTTTGTTTCTTTTCAGGAACCATTCCCGTTTATCTGCGATGAATTTGCCACAACTGGGGTTGGAAGTCAAGAGTTTATTTGCATGAATTCTGATGCGTGCAACGTCGGGCGCACCGGGGAGTTATGTAGACGATTCAAGAAGGGTTCGTCGGTGGGTAGTTAGGAGTGCCATGCCAGCCGTATCAAGAGCCCAGCAACAAGCAGCCGCCTGCGCATTGTACCATCCTGGAAAAGCTAAAACTAGCATGGGAAATATGAAACGGTCTGATCTTCGCAAGTTTGCCAAAACAAAGCACAAAGGTCTTCCCAAGCATGTGGAGAGCCGGTTCGGTATTCAAACGCAGGCAAAATCTCTGGCATGCCAGATCGTCGAGGACCTGCTCGATAGTGAGGACTCATGAGAGACGACCTGGGAAAGACATTCGATCTGCCTTCGTCTTCTAGGCGTTATATTCGCATGAAAGGCGATTTTGGTGTCAGTCCTAAAAAGGCGCAGTTGTACATTGACTCTATGGCCGACCTGACCAATCAGAAAGATCGTCAAAAGGGATTCTCCAACAAGGACGCCAGCGGACCCGTGCCGCATGCGATCAAGGACTCTGAAGAGGTCGCACAGTGCGTGCTTGAGGACCGCTTAGGTCCCAGCACTCTGGTTCTTCACCCACGCGACCGCTCTACGGACTTTTTGAAGCCCATTTACGAAGGCATGGGGTGCACGGTGTTGTCGGGTCAGAAGGATGAGCCAAAGGTTATGACTATTCTGGAGAGGTATGCACGTGTTTTCATGCTGGGGCACGGCGGTCCAGATGGGTTGTTTTGGTTATCCGACTATCACTTGTTGTCTAATCCAAAATTTATTGAGATGCTACAAAAACGGCCGGGCGGGCTGTACATTTGGTGCAATGCCGATGCCTACATGAAGCGTCATAAATTGTCCGGTCTATCGACCGGCATGTTCATCTCGGAGGTAGGTGAAGCGTCAATCTTTGGGATCAAGGCTACCCAGACAGAAGTAAGCGCCTCCAACGATACGTTTGCAAAAGTGGTTCGCTCGTACCTGGATACTGGTGCTGAACCATCAACGGTGCGTCAGTGCTATACGAGTGCCGAATGCAAGGTCATTCGATTTAACAATGAGCGTCTTTATGTATGGAATGAAGGCGAACCCACACCGGCTTTACATCCTAGCAGTCTGGCGCATTCTCCGCCTGCATATGATCGTTACGATAGGTATGATCGTTACGATAGGTATGGTCCTAACGATAAGTTTCTTCAGTGGAAACCTGGGGATAAGCCTGGGAAGGAGCGGAAGATTCCTGATCAAGATATAGAACTTCCATTTTGGATGTCTCCGGAGTATCACGATACGATGATGGGCAAGAACCAGTCCAAAGAAGACGTCGATCCTGAAGGGAAGGTGAGAAACTACATAGTTGCAGCAGGGTACAATCCAGATGATTTTTCTGTTAAGGACTATCTTGACATCATAGACGATATGAGAGATTTTCCGGATTCTACGGATCATATGGATTTTACGGATTCTGCCAGTAAGATTGCCAGTAACCTATTGGAAGATAATGATCCTGAGGAGATTGCGCAACTCGCCGCGAGCTGTCTTCGTCTATCCACTATCGACGTGAAGTTTGACAAGGCAGGATGGAAAGAGGTTGAGATTCCTGCCACGGTTGTGACGCAGTTTCGAAGTAGTGAAGACTACCTTGGATTTTTGATTGATTACCTAAACAACACGTACCAACTTCAGTTTGGAGGGGTGAACGAATTAGGAAGTTTCGATCATCTGTTTTCAGAGGGTAAGCACCCGTTGAAAGTTTATGCCCGTTGTGACGCCATCCGCCCTCTCTGAAGCAATTGTAGACATCTTGCTTGAAGCAGGTCCGTACCGTTTCGTGACCAACTGCATGGGGTGTGACAGCGGCGAGAAGATCAGAAAGATGGTTGATTCGGCTACTGAGGTGACATACGACGAGTTCATGCGACACGTGGACTTGAATGATCTTTTAACTATGACGCCGGCCTCCATGTATGCCTGGTCGCCGCAGGCGCTTAAGCGGGCACAGTTTAGTTCTGAGGATGCCGAGGCGTATCGTTCGCAGAGGTCGAACCTTCGTATGCGGGATGATTGGGCAATCAGTTTTCACAAGGGGAAATTTGAGGGCCGTCCGTGCTATTACCTGGACCACTCTCGGATTGAGTACATTTTTTGTAGATAAATAGATTATGGTACCGACCGCATTAGCAGGATTGGAGACTCTGGTTTACTATACCACTGACCTCAATAAGAAATTGGATGAGGCTCAGGGGCATACTGACACCATGTCCAAGAACATGAAGTTGATTGAGATGGCGACGGATAAAACGTCCTACTGGTGGCACAAGATGCTTCCAATGGCCGTGAAGCCGTTCAGTGGATTAATAGACACCATCGGCAAGAATGTCGCTGCGACGAACAAGGCTTTTAAGGAAGAGTTACAAACGATTTCAGAACGTCAGAAAGATTTGCGAAATATAGAGAAGAGCCTACAGAGCGAACAGTCTCACTGGAGAATAGATCGCAATGCTCAGGAAATGAAATTCCTGGAAGGCCAGGAATCGAAACTCAGACTTCAGTACGAATGGCATAAACTCGTCAACCTCAAGTCATTGCAGGCAGTGGCTTTGATGTTCAAAGATACCTGGGCGGCGCACAGGACATTCAATGCAGCCCTACTTGAGGCAAACGCTAATTTGGACAAGCGCCGAGGTCTGATAACAGACACGTTCGGGGTTCAGATAAAACTGGGTGCCAGTACGGATACCATGCGAGGTGCGGTAGGAGCACTGACAAAGTATGGGTTCGATCTCCGGGGAACCTATAAGGACCTGGTTCAGTACGTGGTTCAGATGAAGGAAGGTCTGGGTGTTTCCGAAGAAGAGAGTGTGCAGCTGGCCCGGGTGTTCGGTATATCCTTGAAAATGGATGTCAAGGCAGTGGCGGACACGATCACATCTATTGTGAACTGGACTAGTTTGGCGGCCGATGAAGCAACCCGATTTTCTCAGGAGATTGGTCGTGGCATAATGAACATCGCGGGGTTTGGTGGCAAGGGAGATATTCGTGGGGCCATGGGACTCACTGCTGCTTTGAAGGACGTGGGAGGTGACCCGGCCGAGATGGCCAAGATGTTTCGTACGATGTCGGGTGGGTCCACCCAGGGTGTCATGCTTCGTGGAATGGCCGGCATTACCGCTGGTCAGATGCTGGGCGGTAAGTCATGGGCGGAGGGGTTGGATCGATTTATCAAGGGTATCGTGCAGTCTAAGAAGGGTACTGAGTCCTATACGATTGAGGTTGAGCAGGCAGCACAGATACTTGGAACGACCACCGATACGGTTCAGAGATGGAGTGCTGCTCTGGCTGAGTCCAACAAGCCTATTACAGAATCTCAGAAGTTACAAGACCGCTGGAAAGAGCAAATCAAAGGTACCAGCGAGGGGTGGAATCGTCTGGTGGTGTCGGTTCAGGCGCTCTATCGGAAGGGCTTGACCCCGCTGATCCCGTTATTTCAGAAGTTCGTGGGTCTAGTAACTGAGTTGGTTGATGCTCTTGCGCGTATTCCATCGTGGGTATTGACTGTTGGTGCTTTGTCTGGCGCAGTAACTGGAGTAAGAGGCATAGGAAAGTGGTTTGGAGCGGGATTAAGTAGATTAGGATTTCTGGCCTCTGCTAAAGCCGCTGGTGGCGATCTTGCTCAATCCTTGAGTCCTGGGATATCCGGCGGACCCGCAGCAGCAGGATTGGCGAGAACAGGATTGTTCGGTTCAACAACGAGGGCTGCGATGAGTGTACCTCACGTAGCTCTCGCCACCGCCGTCTTTGGGACATTCTGGACACTGGGGCGGGCACTCGACAGGGCGTGGCCTAATAACTGGGTCCATACCCTAGCGGTAGAAGTAGGTACGGAGACTGTTGGACGCATGGACAAGAGGGTTGTTTATGCTAGGACCGCTGAAGCGGATTCATTGACCACGAGGTGGAATAAAGTTATCGAAAAGGCAATGAAGACTGGTGATACCACGCATCTTAATGAAGATCTGGCAGAGGCGGTTGCAGGGTCTAACCTACCTAAATTTTTAGCGAGCGGACAAATGGGTGCTGCTGGTTATGTTAGGGCAATCAGCCGTCAGGTTCAAGATACCCATGACCAATTGGTGTCCCTGCAACAAAGTACGCGGAACAAACCATCGTTTTGGGTGTCATCGAATGAGGAGCTGGAAAAACTTCGGCTGCAACGTGAAACTTCTCAAGGAATTGAACAAGTGGTGACCAATACGGGTCTGTACCTGGATATACTACAAAAGATTGCTCAGGACTTTAGGGGCTTGAAACAAGACAACGCCGTTGTCAATACTGAAAACGTCAATCGTGAGTTGTTGAGAGGTGGATCATTCCCGTCGGAGAATATCCCTCACTATCAACCGTAGTTAAAATATGCCACCGCAGCCCCAACCCCAGCGCGAGAGTTCTAAACGAACTAGTGGTCGTTTGACGGCGTTGCAGTCTACATACGTATTAGACACGCATGACTTGCCTACTTGGCAGGGGCAGGCACTCTTTTTTCCTGCTATGCCGGATGTCATAGAATTGGCTCGCAAGACGGATTATGCAGTGGTGAATGCTCGCTATGCGCCGGATGGCATACACATCTATAAGAGCACTTTTCCCTTGGAAATTCCTATCACGTTTAAGTTAGCATCCAATGACATCGACTTTTGTCCCAAGGGCGTCTATTCTCTGCTTCAAATGGCAGCACTCTTACATGCCTTGGTGCTACCTTTGGGAACGCAAGATAAGAAAGTTACTGCGACCCAAATGGCATCTACCGTTGGAGAGCCCGCTCCGGCCATTGCTGGTCAGCCGAGCACTTCAAGCGCAAGTAATGCACAAGACCCGAACGTAAGCACTTCTTGCGAGCAAGATGATGCGCTTCGACCTCCGGTAACTTGTGCGCTAGAATTGATGTGGACCGAGGCAGAGGGTCCCGGTATCGTGTGCATCGGGTATGTCAAGGATGTGTCCGCGAAATTTTCAGGTCCATGGCTGAGGGGACCTCGTCAGTCTTTCAACCTTCCATCGTTTTGCGATTTTTCGTTTACGTTTGTTCATGCTCCTGGGTATGGTAATGATTATACCAAAACGGGGCAGGGATTAGGTCAGCAGGTGCACGCTTACGCTCAGTACGTGGAGAAGCACTTCTATAGCACGTTTGGTCTGTCTAACAATGGGGCGGCCGGGTCAAAATACAGGGGACTTAGAGACGGACCGCCAAAAGGCACAAAGCCACCGAACGTGCCGCCCGTGACGGCTGCTCAGGAAGCAACCTTACCTTCAACTCTTGAAGCTAGAGTTAAGGCTGAAACAAATAAGAATGAGAATCTGATCACGCAGCGCGATCGGCAAGAAAATTGGGCAATATATTTAGGCGAAAGTGGCAATCCTATGAGTCAGGAGGCATACAGGCAGCTCGCTGAGCAGACTCGACAAATCAATACTCAAAATTATGTGCCTGTGACCACATCCCGTTGGAGCATGATAGGCGTGGTAGGTCGTGGACATTATTAAGCCCACTTGAACGTGGTGCCATCGTCTTCAGTCTTTTCAGCGATCAGGATGTAATCTGCAAAATTTGCTGTTTCCTGATGATGATCTACCACGAAGATTAAAATTCCTAGAGTGTGAGCAACCTGTTTCATGTAGGATAGGATGCTCTTGCGCACAGCGGGGTCTTGAGAGTTCAGTACTTCATCATACCATCGGTAACCGATTCGATTGGACACCTGACCGACCTCGGACAACGTCTCAGCGATGATCAGATTAGTGAGACCGCTCTCTCCCTTGGAATTACCGGCAATCTTCTTTGATCCTATCCGGTTGTTTACGTTGACCGTCAGTTCGGCTTTCGAATCCCCGCTGGCAAGCGCACGGGACGTGGCGTAGGTGACTTCAATAGTGCCACCGGTCATAAGCAGGCTGATACGCCGGGCAATCTCATTCAGGGGATTTATCACTTCTCCTAGCACCATGTTGGGTATGCCAAACGGACCGAATCCACGATTCCAATAATCTACAATCTTCAGAACTTCCTGTGACTGAAATAGTTTCGTGGATGTTTCTTCTACACTGCCAGATGCCTTTTTGTGTTCCTCCTGGCGTTCTTCGAACACTGTCTTGGCTCGCAATAAAGTAGAGTTGTCAGGACCTCGTTCTAATGCCGCCAGGGTTACCTGGAGGCTTCTGATGTTGTCTTTAATGCGGTTTAACTCTCGATCCGACTCCTCATATTGATTACTCAGCGTTGTGGTTTCCCGGGCACCTCCTAGGTTGCGGATATCGGCGTCAATCTCTCGGACCGTGGTTTCATACTGTTGCACGGTGGTGCTCGCTACACGCAAATTTGCGGCGAAGGTGTCAAGCGCTTTCTGAGCTTCCACAATCGAAGTCTGTTGCCGTTCCAGTTCTTCCTGACCGTATGCCTTGTCCCACGCCTTGCCGCACGTTGGGCAATTCTTTGGGACTGACTTCATCTTGGCTAGAGCCTGTTCTTCCTGGCGAATTTTAGCTTGTGCCTCCGCCCGAGGAGCATGAAGTGTGTCACGCTTGGCACGGTGCTCCGTCAGCTCGCGCTCAATTTTGTTGCGTTGCTTTTCCAGCTCATGGTGCTGGCGTGCCTTTTCATCTTCGATCTCTTTGAGTCGCTTACGAATATCAGCTAACGTTTTTACCAGCTCCTGCGCTCGTATGTCCAGACGGGACTGACTCGCCTTCGATTCTACAAGTTTGGTGTGGTTCCTGGCTACTTCTTCATCGAACGCACGTTGCGCTGTTTTCAGGGCATCTTGAGCTTGATTCTTGGCAACGATAACTGACTGTAAGCGGCGGCGGGCTTCTTCGATCATCGCTTGATCGGTTGCGAGGTCTCGCTTGGCATTTTGTAGTGCTTTGGAAGACTTTTCGGCATAGAAAGTCCAAGGAGGCTGCTGGAGCGACCACATAAGAACGTCTACAGCGTCTTTTTCAGATAGTTTACTGAACTTGAGGTTGTCACCGTCAATGAACACTGTCCACTGGGCCAATTCGGGTGTGACGTTGACTACCCTTGTTAGTTCCTCTCGTGTTTCGGTGAGATGTCCTCGCTCGATGGGTGTCTCTTGGCCGATGGTGTAGCGCAGTCCTTCACCAGTGCGGCTGAGTTCTTTGCACTTGAATCCCATTTCAACTCTTAGGGGTTGATCGTTGAGAGTCGTGCGTAAGTCAATGTAAGTGTTACCTTTGTCGTTGTGACTGTAATCGCCTAGCTTGCTAAATTTGCCTGTTACGCCAACCAAAGACCGGCTAATTGCTTCTCCGAGGGACGTCTTGCCTGAGTTATGCGTTACCGTGAAATCATCCAGAAGGTACAAACCATCCCTGTCTAAAGTGAATCCGTAGAAGTCATTTTCGTCCAAGTGTTTAATCGAAAATCCAGTAACGTTGTGTTGTCTGTTACTGTTCGATTTATCCGCTTTTTTGCGTAGTAGGTGAGTTGGTATGTCTTCTATACGTCCGAAAATAGACACGGTATAGCACCACGCACCATTACCTGTCTGGCATTTTTTGAATCTAGGTGCTGGTAGCCGAGCAGTGAACCCTAAACTACGAGCTAGAAAAGCAGTATCTGTAGCAATCGTTTTGCTGGTACTGTAGAAGTAAAAGCACTTATTAGCGTAATATCCATCAGAATCCAACAATCCTGATAGTAAGTTCAAGCGGTCATTTCTTGACGCTGTTTTGTATTGAAACGGTATGTGTTTGTTGTTTATTAAGTTGTACTCTTTAAGAAGTCTCAAAACTGTATTTTTCCCGGAATTTTCGAACCGGCCAGATCGCTTGTTTCTATTACGCCCAGCAGAACCTGCCGAAATGAAGATACTTTTGCAACGGGCTTGGTGCTTTTTTTGGCATCTGACAGATAGACCAAGTCGAGTGGCGTAGGATATCCATTCGTTTTCGACCTCTGCGTCAGCGGTTGTTATAGCTGAAGTTCTGCTATGGCCGTCTCCCAGCCATAGTCCTAGTATCCTTGGTGGTATTTTTAGGTTGCCCAGATTGCTGAAGTCTACGGCGTCGCTGGTGTACAGTTTGCAACTATCGCGCTTATGCCTACTCATGTTCAGAAAATCTTTAACCGAGACAGTGAAGTATCCTTTGGCGCATGGTTCGGTAGGCGCGTAGTTGCAGTGTTTTCTGCATCTTACAGAATTTTTGTCTACAATGTACTGTCCTGGAGTAAGGTAAAGTGCCAAAATATGATCTTCGTTGATGATAAATTCATGGCCGTGTAATGGCACTATTTTGAACATTTTGCCTCTCCCACGGCACAGCTTCATCACTTCTCTCGGAGCTGAATCTGGACCCATTAACTTGTCTCCAACCGTGATACTTTCTACGGGTGCAAGCCTACCATCGTGTAACAGAACCAGTTGTCCTTTGGCGTGGCACCCCACGGAGTCCATCTTGCCATTTGAGGCACGGTTTGATCCTGTAACCAAGACGAGACCCTTGTCAGGAAACTCTATTTCTGCATCGTGGACCTGCTGCCAGTTGCGAATGTGGATTGATTTAAGCGTCAGTTGAGCCATTCTCCTGCATAGAACGGATTTGTAGTTAAAGCATGAAAGTTGAAGATCTAGTATCAGTAATTCTGGAAGATGAAGGCGATAGTTTACCCGGGGCTCTGTTCTATTTTGATGGAATGGCCACAAAAGGATATTACGTATCCCCTCCTGAAAAAGGGGACATTCTTGCTAAAATTGTAGACATCATTGCCAAACTGCGCCCTGCCCTTTTTGCTAGTAACAGGGAGCTTCCGGATGCTGATCGGGTAATCGAGGCCATGATGAACCAGTATAATTTGATCGTAGCACTGAACTTCGAAAATGAAATAGCAATCTATTCCAAGAACTCCAATTTTAATTTGCCGGAAGAGTTCAATGATAAACTGAAGTACTATTTCGGTGCGACTCCGGAAACTGAAGCTGTGTGGTTTACAACACTGGCCAGCGAGACACCGATTGTAGCGAAGCTTTTCAAGTCGGATCAGCGTAAGAAAGACTCACGCGCTCCCTCAACGACTCCCAACGAGGATGAACCAGAAGTTCCGATCGCTTCTTTACTGGGTGTTGCCAAGCCAGCTGACCTGGCGACTGCGCCTTGGAGCCTCAGTGATTTAAAAAAGGTAGGTGCTAGAGGTAAGGCCAAACCCCTTAGCTATCACGATCGAGCTGATTTTAGGGGTCATTTTTGGGGACCGGACCGAGAACCGATGACGGGTGACTTGGATCAGTTAGGATATTGATGCGCTGTACTCACGACCCAGAGCATACGTCGTTTGACGAATTGTTTGCTAATTATTCGAATGACTTGCTACAGGCGGTGCAGACTGCTATCGAGGAACGGCTGACCTATGATCAACTGTTCAACGTGTCGGAGCCCAAGCGGGTCCTGCGCTCATTTACGGTTAAAGGACCGCCGCTTACCGTAGATGCTTATCAAGACGCCGTCTACTACATCTTCCGTTTCAAAGCGAGTCCGTCTACAGAACTCAGGCGACACGTTGGGTACGTCAAGTTCCACAAGCCCAAGAGAGGTAATCGACAAAAACCTCTACAAGATATCGAGGTCACGGTCGATTGTGATTGTAAGGACTTTCGCTACCGGTGGGCGTGGGCGAACAAGCAACGTGGATCAAGCCGGGTAGGTCCAAGCAGTTTGAACAAAGCGATCAATCGTGCTCCACGTATCACTAACCCAGGCAGCCGGCCAGGTCTTTGTAAACATTTGTTAGCAACGCGGCACTACATCTACGGCTTGCTATCAAACTTTCCTGCTGATAAGAGTCTGGATAAGGCAGATAAGCTGGATAAGCTGACAAAGTATGCTACTCGCCGATACATCAACTATGCCGCAGACTACGAGAAGGCTAAGGCGTTGGACCGAAAGTGGAAAGACTGGAGAATAAGGCGGCAAATGCAGGGTATGCAGCCTGCTGGTGGCTTGCCTCCACCGGCCGAACCGGAGCCTCAACCACAGATACCGAATGTTCAGCAACGAGAAATGCCTGTTCCTTTGCCACCGGAGGAAGGAATTCCAAACCCTCCGCAGCGATTGCCTCCGAATCCAGCCGGACGGCAGAGGCGGGTGCCAGAACCGCCACCTCCGGAAGAAGGTCCAGAAAATGAGATAGTGTGAGAACGATGCGTAGTTAGAGCAGACGGAAAATCAATCTTATGAAAGACGCAAAACTGATCGAAGCCCAAAAGATCGTCCAAGAAGTGGCGGACGAAATGGCGAAACTGGATGCTTCGGGTGCGCTTGATACGCCCGGTGTGGAGCCCTTTCCCGACGAAGCGGGTGACACCACTGATCTCGGGGGTCCGGAAGACCTCGCGGCCGGTCCGGAAGCTCCCGAAGACGAAGCGCTGAACCTCTTGCGAGACATTGCAGGCGGTATCGGACGTCTCGCCAACGAACTTGCTCCTATCGAACCAGAGGAAGACGAAAACGAGGGAACAGACGAGAAAAAGGAGCCCGGTGAGGAGAATCCATCGCTTCCAGAACCTACCAGCGACGAAATCGAACCGGCTAGCGGTGAGACCATGCCGGTTCCTTCCGGTGCGTAATAGGCTGACCATATGAGCTACCCAGGTGAATACGTCCAGGTGTATCCTAGAGTGCAGGATGTCCGTACGGCGGTAATCAGCGGGTACGTTGCTTGCCGTCTTCGCATTGAGGACCCGGTGTTTACGTCCGGCCGGACTACTTACCCAGCCGTCGTCACTCTGTCAAATCTCAGCACGACCAACACATTAGGCGTTGCGTTCAAAGAAACCAACGATCGTTCCGTCAGCGGAGTGCGTTATCTAGTAGCTGGCGATTATGCGGCGTCTTTGGTTCCTGCTGGTTTCAAAGAAGTGAAAATCACACCACGGCTCCCATTCCTAGAAGTGTGGGGCACGGATGGTCCAGCTGATATGCGTATGCACATCGCTTCCAAGACCCGTTGGGAAATTCTTGCGTTTGACAAGGATGCGGATAGCGCCTTCGTTTATCCGCCAATGTGGAACGTAAAACCGTCTCCGACTGCTGTGTCTTCTCCGTAACCGGGTTGAATGTCGTGAAACGTCAAACGACCGCTGGGCAACCGGCGGTCGTTGTGTTTTATCCCTTGTTGGGATCGCGAGCGGTGGAGACCATACCCTCGATGCTGATTCCTGGGCTTCCGTGCACAGCGTTTGAGGCTTCGATAGATTGGGTATTCAGCTCTATGCCCGGCGCAGTGCGGGGAGGTTCAATTACGTTCTCCATCCCATAGTATTTGGATTTAATCGTACTTCCCAGACAGGTATTCATCTCTCCTCGTTGTAGCGTCATACGTGAGGCGAGGCTGCCTTTCAGGTACGCTACGACGATGTTTTTTACATAGTAGTACCCCGACCAATCAGAGGTTCTTTTCTGTTCCGGACTGATATCCAGGAACAGCATGTCTCCGTGCCGTGCTTGAATGCTGTTGGGGAGCGTTACTTCTACTTCGTATGTGTTCATACGCGCATCTTCGTAGGAGTTGTCCGCCAAGGCTTGAATCTCCGCTTCCGGGTTCAGTGTTGTGTGATACGGAAAATTGATCTCAGCTCCTGGAAACCGTTCAATGTCAGGTATTGTATTTCCTAGTTTCAGTGTCCTGTTTCGGTCGGTTTTAATTTCTTTGAACTGACCCGTAGACGGCGAGTACGACACGAAACGGACGCCGGCAACGCCCTTATCTGGCATCATTTGACCTTGATCCCGTTTCAGAAGGTCTTTTCCTGTGCTTGAAAAGTAACGTAGAAGTTTTAAGTCAGTGTGATAGTCTGGTGAGTGATAATGCACAGTACCATCCTTGACGAAGAATT